AAAGAAAAATTTAACGAAACCCTTGTCCCGGAATCTTTTGTAGAGATTACCTGTGGAATTACTGAACCGGGTATCAACAAAAAGGCTACCATCGTCACGTCATTGGCAGCCCCGTTCTCCACCTTTCACAGTATTGCGCTTTCCAATAATGCTTCCATTCCGAGGTATTCCACAGGAGAGCTTAATCTCACTGTTCTTGACGGAAGTTGCGCCATTGTTCCTTCTTCCCCTCCGTATGGAACTACTGGTTTTTTGAGCGCCAAGATTTTTGACGATTCAAACCATCCTGTTATCCGGCTTGAGCTTCCGAGTGAGAGCAAGTCCTCGATTCCCGGAGTTTCAATTTGCTGGTCTACGGTATTTGAAGAATACGCTACAGATTTTTCGGTCAGCGCATATCTTGGGACTAACAGGTTAAAAACTGTGACCGTAAACGGAAACAAATCCGTCCGTTCTGATGTTGATGTAGAGCTTTCCGGGTTTGATGCCGTAGAGATTGAGGTGCTGAAGTGGTGTCTCCCTAACCGCCGAGTAAGGGTCGAACAAGTGAAAATCGGCAGGTATCTGGTGTTTGACAAGACCAAAATTTTGTCTTACATCCATTCTTCTGCAAGAGACCCTATCTCCGGGCAGCTTTCTCAGGAGTCGATTTCCTTTAGTTTGGATAACAGCGACCGCACATGGGACTCCGTAAACCCTCAAGGGATTTACAAGTACATCTATGAGCGCCAGCCTGTCACTGTTCGTTATGGAATGGATGTTGACGGGAAGACCGAATGGGTGAGCGGAGGAATGTTCTTCTTGTCAGAGTGGAGCGTCCCCGCCAACAGCATTGAGGCGTCCTTTCAGGCGCGAGACGCTTTCCTGTATCTATCCAGCACGAAGTACACCGGAAGAAAATACGGTACACTTTACCAGATGTGCTACGATGCGTTAGAACAGCTTGAGGCAGACGGAATCACAGCAGAAATCTCTGATGAACTGAAAGACTACTCTACGGACATCACGAGCGATGGGTCTACTTATCACAACTCCGATATTTTGCAGCTTGCCGCCAATGCGGCCGGAATGGCTCTGTACCAGACTCGTGACGGCGTAATAAAGATTAACCGTGTGTACGGTTCTGTCGCCTCTGACTCGGTATTGGATATTCCGGTGCTGAACAATTATTCTTGGCCGGAAATCACCTTTGCTCAAAATATGCTCAACGTGGTGACCACCGTAGGTGGCGCCACCTACGCTTATCCCGAAAGCCCTTCGGGCAAGGGCGTGAGCCAGACTCTGAGCAATGTTATGCTCACAAAGGACATTCTTGCAAAATCCAGAAATGCCCTTACGGAGTCTTATGGAGTCCTTTCCAATCGTCGCAAAGCTTCTCTTACTTATCGGGCAAGCCCTATCGTTGACGCTCTTGATATGGTAAAGATTCACCATCAGTTTAATTACGATGCCGTCTTGCTTGTGACAAATGCAAAATACACCTTCAATGGGTGCTTCAAAGGTACTGTAGAAGGGTACATGATGGCAGATGCTCAGGCTTTATCTCTTGACCATGTCAGCGAACAGCTTGACTGGGGTGATTCCGTTGTTCTTTCCGCTACCCTGTCCCCCGCTACCATTGATTCTCCCAAAATCAACTGGGCAGCTTCTCCCGAAGGAATTGTCTCCCTTCACGTTCTGACAAATGCAGAGGGAAAATCCACTTGTCAAGTCAAGTGGAACTCCCCAGGCAAGGCTGTTGTCACTGCCTTTGTGGGCAACGTCTCCGCGAAATGTTCTTTTATTACAACATCGTACAACCTGTTTGATGTTGCAGAGGGCGACACTGTTCTTATGGACGAGGGCGGCAACGTGGCTGAGTTCATCGTTGCGAAGCACGACTACGAAAGCGAGCTGAACGGGGCCGGACGAACTCTTCTGGTTCGAAAACATTACGCCGCTATTATGGCTTGGGATTCTACATGGTCTACTTACGCCAGCAGCAGCGTAAACAGCTGGCTCAACAACGATTACTTCAACTCGTTCAGTTATGCTCAAAAGCAAGCTATCAACAAGACAACCATCTACTACACCCCGGGATTCTCCGATTCTTACTGTAACTCTGGTAGCAGCAGGGTATCCACGATGGCCGAAAGTGTTTTCCTTCTTTCCAACCATGAGTTTGGATACGACACGGAAGGTTCTGATGCCCCGAATTGGACGACTAGCAGCCCGAGTTATAAGCACAACGAGGGGACTCCCCTGCAAAATGCATCTGAAATCCTGAAGACAATGCTTGCATCCGATATAGAGGGTTCTGAGAGAGGGCGTTCCATTTGGACGAGAACTCCTTACCTGTACTCGCTTCAGATGCTTCGTGATATTGCTGGCACAAGTTCAAGCGCCAACAAGTACTGGCGGCCTCTGTTGGTCAGCAAACTTGTAAATGCATACGCCGTGTATGATTCTACGTTACAAGTGAATGGCAACGCAGAGACGATTTCTTATGCTACGAATGACGAGGGTCCTCGTAAATATGACAATGTCGTTCACCCCGCATTTACCGTCCCAAAGTCTCTTTCCATTGACGCTGACGGCAAACTGATTTTTTAAGAGGTGATTGTATGGCAAAGTGGATTACAGACCGAACGCAGGCAGATGTAGACCGGGTAAAAGAGCTAACAGCCAAAGCCAGAACCGGCACATGGACAACGGCTGAACAGCAGGAGTGGGCCGCCGGTATGAAAGGAGCGCTCAGTTACACTGACTATGCACGAATCGAACAGGGCATGAAAGAGCTTGCTGACATTGTCGGAGTGAAACTTCCTATCGACCCGATTTCGGTCGTGACGGCGCTCAATACTTCCGGAGAAATCCCCGCGTGGGACACCTATCCCGCTAAGTCCGAGTTCTTCATGCCGCTGACTGCTAAGAAAGCGGGCCTGCCGCTCCGCTCGCTGGGATTCCGCGTCAAGGGCTATATGCCGGGAAAAATGCGCACCGTCCTGCGCAAGTACGGCACCGAGACCGCCCTGGTAGACAAGTCCATCGACCTTGTCAAAGGCTATAATGATGTAGTGCTGGACATGGGAAACATCGTGCTGGAAAAGGGCGTCGAATATCAGCTCTATTTCGCCGCCGCCAACAACTTCTATCCGCCATCTGTCGAGCCATCTTGGGTCGTAGCAAACGACTACATCGACATTGCACACGGCAGCGCCTACTATGGCGATGACGCCAAAATGATTTTTTCTGGAACAATCACTTTCACCGGAACGTCTACCCCCGAATGGGGTCCGAACAGCTATCTTACCGCAGAGGACGCCAATCGTTGGATAGCCAGCGTGAAAGCCATCCGTTCAAAATGCAGCGGAACAAGCTCTACTCCGGATGTGCCAAAATCTCTTTCTATGAAATTTGGCGTGATAAATCAGGTCGAAAAGATACTTTCTGACATCGAAAGTATAGCCAAAGATTACACGCTTTACTGCTCTGAGCCAATTTGTGGAGGTGAACCTTACTATGCAGTTTATTGACCGAAAAGCAAAATACCCGGGCCGTTGGATTATGAAAAAGTCAGACGGTTCTTCGGAAATTATTACGTTGATTCGAAACGATGAACCCATCGTGGAAGGCACTCCCATGAACGCCAACACACTGAACACTCTTTCGGATGTTGCTGGCGCAGATGTGGCCAGAGCCGCCGCAGAACGAAGTGCCGCTTTGGCTTCTTCTTCGGAAAAGAACGCAAAAGCCAGCGAGGCTGCGGCCGGAAAAAGCGCATCTGCTGCATCTTCCAGCGCAAGCTCTGCATCGAACGATGCAAAGGCAGCAGGTGCGAGCGCAAGCAAGGCTTTGGCTAGCGAAAAAGCGGCTTCGTCCAGCGAAAAGGTTGCAAAAGCCAGCGAGGAAGCAGCGGAAAGAGTTCTGGCCTCCATTCCCGATGAATATACGGAAATGCAGACAAAGCTCCAGGATTCCTTCGTGGTTATCCGTTCCCTACAATTTGAGCTGGATGCCCTGCGTAAGCAGCATGAAGCGGATACGTTTTTACTGTCGGCGCTGGTCAACAGCTGCCTGAAGGAACGCACCGTGAGCCTGAGCACCGAAAGTGGGGTCGTCCTGACCACGGAATCGGGGGCGGCGCTTGAGTGCGTAGCTTTGGTATCTGGTTGTGCCAGCGCATGACCTGTAATAAAAGAAAGGAAGCGAACCTATGGCAAAAATCACGGAACTGCCGAGCCTTTCGGCAAAAAATGTGAACCCGGCCAGCAATCTCCTCCCTGTGGTGGCAGGAAACCAGACAGACCGGGCGACTCTGAACGACCTGCTAGAGGGCTACTTTAATCGAGGGGCTCTGACGAGCGGAAGCGCCGCAGCGCTAAAAAACTGCCTTCCCCGGTTCAAATACCTCGGCACCAGCGTCACGAGCGAGCAGTGGGCCGCTATTCAAAATGGCACCTTCGATGGGCTGTTTCTTGGCGACTACTGGACTATCAACGGCGTAAACTACATCATCGCAGCCTTTGACTACTGGTATAATACTGGCGATACGGCTTGCACCAAGCACCATGTCGTAGTCATCCCCCGTGCCAATCTGTACACCTACAAGTTCAACTCCAGCAACACGACCGAGGGCGGCTACGTTGGCTCTGGCCTGTACAAGAACGGCCTGACGCAGGCAAAGCAGATGGTCGCTGCTGCATTTGGCTCCGCTCACATCCTGAGCCACCGTGAACATCTGGTGAATGCCGTCACAAACGGTAAGCCCACTGGCTCCGATTGGTGCGACAGTACCGTTGACCTGATGAACGAGAACATGGTTTATGGTGGGCGGCAATTCTCGCCCATGCCGGACGGCACTGACCCGTGGAACACCTGCCGTAACTACACCATCGACAAATCGCAGCTGCCTTTGTTCCACCTTGCCCCGTGGCTGATCTGTAACAGGAACCGGTATTGGCTGCGAGACGTCGTCTCGGCGGCCGGTTTCGCGAATGCCGGCGTCGGCGGCGGTGCGAGCTGCGACGTTGCCGACGTCGCCGCTGGCGTTCGTCCCGTCGTCGGGCTGATCGGCTGATCGAACATCCTGCGGGCCTGTACCGCAGGATTGAGAGAAAGGAGTCTTTATAGTCATGAAAACTTATACAGTCACCCTCGCAAGTGGGAAATTGATTGAGGGCTTGACCCTGAACCCCGGAGCCAACACGTTCCACAGTGCAACCGAGATTACCACAGAAATGTTTAATGGCAAGCTGTCGGAAGTCCATATCACCGCCAGCGATGGCGACATGAGCCAGTGCGCCTACCCTGATACCCTGCACAATGCAGAGTTGGTGCAAATCATGCAGCCTACTGACACACCGGACGGGACGTGGCAGTTTATCTTGAGGGAAATCCCAGAGGACGAAGCCGCTAAAGCAAAAGCGGAAAAACGGCTCACCTCTCTGGAATCGGCAAACGACGACCTCGTGCTCATGATGGCCGATTTGATTGGAGGCTAAAATTATGAAGACGCTAAACAACCTGAAGCTCCGCATCATGGTGCGGGCGTTCCGCATCCGGCTGAACAACGGCGAAGCCTTTGAGGACATCACGGCAGATTACCCTGCCCTGACCGCTGACGACATGGAAGCCATCAAAGAAGCCCTTGGGCAGTAAGGCGGCGCGGGATGAAGACATTTTTCGAGTTCATTTCCAAACTGCTGGCGGCCCTCTCCAATGCCGCCAAAGACAAGGCAGAGGAGCCGGACGCCCCCGCTCCTGAAAAAGTGTCCACTGCGGACACCGTGACCGGCTGGGAGGGCGCACCACCCTACCGCTACATCGACGTGAGCCGGTATCAGGGCAAAATCACCCTCGACGGCTGGCGCAAGGTCAAAGCGGCTGGCTACAAGGGCGTCATGCTCAAGACGGTATCCACCAACCGCAAGCTCTCCAAGCGGGCAGACGGCCTGTACATCGACCCGACCTTTGAGACCAACTACCGCAACGCCCGGGCTGCTGGGCTGGACGTGGGCGTCTACTACTACACCTACGCCACCAGCGAAGCGATGGCGGATGCAGAGCTGGCCCTTGTGCGGGAAGCGGTACGCGGCAAAGAGCTCACCATGCCCGTGTGCGTGGACGTGGAGGAAAACAGGCTTAAAAAGCTCTCCACGCTTGACCTCACCAACGTGGTGGCGTATGCGCTGGAAAAGGTGGAAGCCATGGGCTTTTATGCCCAGCTGTACACCTACACCGGTTACAAGTATGAGCTAGACATGGCTCGGCTGTCCTCTCGGTGGGACGTCTGGTTGGCCGACTACACCGGCAAACCGCCTGCTGTTACCTTTAAGTACAACTCCCACCAGCACACCAGCAAAGGCAGCGTGCCTGGCATCTCCGGCGACGTAGACCTCAACGTCACCACCATCAACTACCCCAAAATCATCCGTAAGAAGGGCCTGACCCGTCTCCGGGAGGGTGCATGACCGAAAAAGAAGCTTTGCTGTGGGTGCTTGGCATCCTTGGCAGCCTGTGTGCTGCGGCCATCACCATTGACAAGGTGCTGGAAATCATCCACAAGTACATCAAAAAGGCTCAGGAGCCGGACAACGTGCAGAACAAGCGGCTGGATGAGATGGACAAGCGCATCGGCACCTTAGAGCAGGGCCAGCTCCAGCACACACAAGCCCTTGCCCGTGACCTGCGCCGCTTTGAAGAAATCGACGAGGTGAGCCGTCTGACCCTCGACGGGGTGCGCAATCTGCTGGACGCCCAACTCTCCGGCAACAACCGCGAGGGAATGCAGAAGAGCCGCACCGACATCGACAACTATCTGTTAAAAGGAGTGACCAATCATGGTAGCACTGGCAACTAAACTTTTTGACCTTATCCCCGCCCCTGTGGCCCTCGTGCTCATGCTGGGAGGCTTTATCTTTTACGCCATCGGCTGCGTCCGGCTGGGCTATGGCGCCGCCGTGAAGCCTCTGGTGCTTGACCTCATCGAGCGGGCAGAGCAGGAGATCCAGGGTACCAAGCGGGGCGCAGAGCGCAAGGCGTGGGTCGTCAAGATGCTTCGCGCCGCCCTGAGTACCAGCAAATACGGCAGGCTCATCAGCTGGGCAATCACCGACGAGACCATCGGCACCGTTATTCAGTTTTTCTTTGACCGCGCCCGGGCGGCGCTGGAAAAGCAGTAAGGAGATTATTATGGCAAGCACTACATACCACCATCTCGGTGACGTCACCGAGATGTACGCCGCACAAGAGCAATTTCGGCACGTCACGAAAATGGTCTGCGCACGTCTTCGTGGCCTCACGAAAACATACCATTTTGCCGTGCTTGGCAATATGGTGCGTAACGCTGGGCAGCTGCCGCAGCCTTTTTGGCTCGGTGCTGCCCGTGGCGGCGGCTCGCGTAGTGCTGCCCGCTACGCTGCAAGGACTTGACAGACAGAGGATGATCGCCGCCATTAAAAACGCACCGCTTGGGAGGGTAGACCGTAAGATAGCCTTACTGCGGTACGTTGAGCGGCTCCCGCTGCCGGACATTGCAGCACAGACACATTACAGCCGGACAGCAATCAGCTACCGACTGAAAGGCATTGAAAAAATGCTGGATGTGTGATATACTAATCGTGAGCATCGAATTAGTTTTGGGCTTCTGCTCAGGCAATTCAAAAGCGGCAGGCTTTCGGGTCTGCCGCTTTTCTTTTTGCACGGATTGTGGTATAATAATCTCAACAAATCCACCCGGCCTCTCGAAGAAGCACAACAGGGTGGATATTTGATACAGTCTCCCGCCCGCCTACTTGCAGTGCGTACCATGCGGGAGACGCTTTTATATGGTGATGCTTATGAGCAATACAAAAGAAGAACAGCTTGCAAGAATTGCAAAATATTATACCACTTTTCACCTGTTTGGCGATTGGTATCTTATTCGGTATTGGCCTAGACACTGCCACAGCTGGAAGCGATTTATTCCGCTGTATACTCCTACGCACATAAGCTGATAAGCAAAAAATCCCCTGCTTTGCCGAAGCCCTGCGTGCCACGCGGGGCGCTTTGTAGGCAAAGTGGGGGATTTTGTCTTATTTGCACTATTTTTGTCGAAAGACTTTCCTTACAAGAAAAAACGTGATATTTTAGTATTGCACTTCAAAGTGTTCACCTTTAATAGTTAAGCGCTCATGCGGATTTTTCCGTGTGGGCGCTTTTCTTTTACCCTTGCAACTCTTCTGCTGATACGTTGCAGGCAGCAGCAATTTTCTTGAGCGTTGCCATCCGCGTAGGCTTTCCGGCTTCTGCGTGCTGGATTGTCGCAGTAGACAACCCAGTCTTTTCCGACAATGCACGAATGGTCAGCCCTGCGCTTTCCCGCGCGGCTTTAATTTTGCCCGCGTCCACGCCGAGTGTCTTATAATCGGGCGACATATACCCGATTTGGAACACGCCCTGCTGCTGCATCGGCAATGCTTTGAGCGCAAAGCTGCTGTCAATGTCCTCGATGTCAACATCCTTCAGGACGTAGGAGCAGGCATTGTCCAGCTCCGGGGTCATCTTGTGGAGCTTGTGTGCCAGCGTGATCTTCATCATAACGCCACGCACGGGAAAGCGCGTAGCGTTGCTGAGGTCTGCCTGATTTGCATGGTCAGGGGTGCAGGCTTCGTCCAGCAAGCGATACAGCTTGCCGAGATTTTGGATAGTGGTGTTTTCCATGGTGCTTCTCCTTACGCCCGTATGGCCAGATAGCGCAGCCTTCATTTTTAGATTTCGATGCTGGGTGCGGTGGAGATCGGCTCCTCGTCCGGGTGCGTATTGTTCCATGCCCGGACGATCTCATGCAGTCTTACTACCATGCCGTACACATTAACGGATGCGTTCACGTCCAGATCGGTGATGGCGTTAAGCACGCTGACCATCTGGCTTCTGCTGTACTGCTTAGCCCACTGGGCAACCAGGGCGGTCTTGATGCGGTCTGCCAGCTCATCCACGCAAGCGGCGAGCTCCTCCTCGGTGTCGCCCTCTCTCTTTGCGTCGAGGATCATATCCATTGCGCTGAGACCGGTAAACCGTTCGCCGTCATCCCAGCGGCTCTGATACTCAGCAACAATGCTATTGCGGATGTTATTTTCCAGACCGTAGCCTGCTGTTGCAAGCTCTGCATAACGGTCGTTCAGTTTCTCATAGATATCCATTTTTGTTCCTCCTGCGCTGTTTTTGTGCTTTTCTTTACATCCTTATTATACCACAAAACTGCTACAAGTGATACAGGCGTAATCGCCAAACTTTTCCTTATTTTTTTGTTCATTTTGTATCAGTTGTATCAGTTTATATTTGTCCTTCATTGTGCGTTCGTTGTCTCTCCCGGTGTGGCATTCTGGTACGATAAACGCAAAAGGAGGGGCGCTCATGTGGCACAAGTTCAACCCAAACCCGCGCGGCAGCAGCGTCGGAGACTGTGCAGTGCGAGCCGTTGCAGCTGCCACCGGGCAAAGCTGGGAGCAGGCGTATGTAGGGCTTGCAATGATGGGTTACGCACTGGGCGATATGCCAAGCGCCAACCGCACATGGGGCGCGTACCTCCAAAAGCGCGGATTCAAGCGCCGTCTTGTCGAGGCAGACTGCTCCACCTGCTACACCGTGGAGGATTTTGCAAGGGAGTACCCGCTCGGGATCTACGTTCTGGGCTGCTCTGGCCACGTTCTGGCTGTTGTCAATGGCGAGTGGATTGATAGCTGGGACAGTGGCGCAGAGTGCCCGATTTATTACTGGTACAAGGAGGAAAACGATGCCGATTTATAACGGATACCCTCAAGTGTTTTACCCGCAACAGCCGCAGGGGCAGCTTGAACAGCTCAGGGCGGCACAGTACCAGCCCCAGCCCGTCATGATACCGACAATGCAGGGGCAGGCCGCACCGACTGACAGCGGCTTTATCTGGGTGCAAGGCGAAGCAGCGGCCCGGGGCTATTTGGTCGCCAACGGGAGCCGGGTGCTTTTACTGGATGCTGATTCCGATACCTTTTACATCAAAGAAGTTGGGCAGGACGGCAGGCCGTTCCCGCTCCGCATCTACGACTACAAAGAACGATCCAGCGCTCCCAAAGCGTCGATTGCGTCCACGCAGGCCGCAGGCGGGGAGTATGTCACTCGTAAGGAGTTCGACGCGCTGGCGGCAAAGCTGGCGGCGTTGGAGAAGCAGGAAGCACCAGAACCGGAAAAGGAGAGCTAAACGATGAGCAGCAGCTTGTATAACTCGATGGGCCGACAGACCCAGAACCCTATTGGCGGGCAGTTTCAACAGTTTATGGGCCAGATGCAGGGCAAGAACCCGCAGGAGATGATAAACCAGATGCTCACCTCCGGGCAGCTCTCGCAGCAGCAGCTCAATGCCATACAGCAGAGAGCACAGCAGATTGCGCCGATGCTTAACGGCATGAAAAATATGTTTGGATTCTAAAATGCGGCCGCATTTAGAATAAATGTTTCAAAAAACACGAAAGGAGCAAGATTATGTCTTTATCTTCCGATAGCGCAGTCCTGACCATGCCGGTGCAGCCTGCCAACAACAGCTATAACAATGGTTGTAATGGCTGGGGCGGCGACTGGATGGGCTGGATTGTCCTCTTTCTGATCTTCGGCATGTTCGGCTGGGGCGGCATGGGCGGCTTTGGCTGGGGCGGCGGTATGGGCATGGGCGGTGCTTCGCCTTATATGACCAGCGCAGTGACCCAGGCAGACCTGCAGCGCGGCTTCGACAACCAGAGCGTCATGAACAAGCTGAACGGGCTGGAAAGCGGCCTGTGTGATGGCTTCTATGCCATGAACACCGGGATGCTTCAGGGCTTCAACGGCGTGCAGCAGGGCCTGAACGGTGTCACCAACGCCATGCAGCAGGGCTTCAACAGCACCAACGTTGCGCTGATGCAGGGGCAGAATGCTCTGGCTACACAGCTGGCAGACTGCTGCTGCAAGACCCAGACCGCGATCCAGGGCGTCAACTACAATCTGGCCACTCAGGAGTGCGACACCCGGAACCAGATGCAGCAGGGCTTCTGCGCAACGCAGAACACCATGAACAACAACACCCGGGACATCATCGAGAATCAGAACAGCAACACCCGCGCGGTGCTCGACTTCCTGACCAATGATAAGATCGCCACCCTGCAGAGCGAGAACAACGAGCTGCGCCGGGCTGCTTCTCAGGATCGCCAGAGCGCGTTCCTGACCACCGCGATGAACGCGCAGACCAACCAGATCATCGGGACGCTGCAGCAGAAAGCTCCCGTGCCTGCCTATCAGGTGCCCAACCCCAACGCCATTTACTATGGCTGTGGGACCGGCTGCGGCAGCTGCGCATAACCGAATAACGGCAACTTTCGAGGTTTTCTCGAATGTTCAGCCCCTGAGCTGATTTTGCAAACCAGAGCGCCGGGGCAGTAGTCCCGGCGTTTTTATTATGAAAGGAGCATTCAAATGACCGTAACAGACTTGAAGCAGCAGTTTGTTGACCATTTGGCCAGCATGGACAAAAACAAAATGAGCATGACGGATCTGAGTTTATACAGTTCTATTTTGCATACTTTGATAGACACAGAACGACCGGACTTTTCAGCTTCCTGTATGGATGTGCTGAAAAATATCTATGCAAGTAAAGCGGATGTCTGTGCAGAAAAGGAGGACGCGAATAATGGCTGAATTTAGCAACTCTAACACCGTCAGTGTGGCGGCGGGTGAAAACCTTCCCCTGACCGAGACCGCGGTAAAGGCCCCTGCCTGCATCGTGCACCGTGATGGCAGCGGCCTTGTGACCCTGCGGGGTCTGACCAATCAATGCAAAGCGCGCTTCAAGGTAAGCTTTGGCGGCAACATCGCCATCCCTACCGGCGGCACTGTGGGTGCTATCTCTGTGGCGCTGGCTGTCGGCGGAGAGGCGCTCAACAGCGCAACCGCAATTGTCACCCCCGCGGCAGTGGATCAGTACAGCAACGTCTTTACGGCGGTGTTCGTGGAAGTCCCCCGGGGCTGCTGCATTACTGTGGCGCTCAAAAACACTAGCACGCAGGCAATCAGCATTGCAAACAGCAATCTGATCGTTGAGCGCGTTGCATAAGGAAAGGAGTACAACATGAGTAAGAATCTCTATGATCTGCGTGAAATGCTCTGCGAGGAGCTGGACGAGTACAACCGTGATGCCAAGAACGGCCTGAACGAGCGCGTGCTGGATACCGTACATAAGCTGACCGACACCATCAAAAATATCGACAAGATCATGATGCTGGAGGATGGCGATTATAGCCGTGCTGGTGAGTGGGAAGCTGATATGCGCGGCAACTACGGACGTACCGAAAACTATAACCGGGGCAACAGCTATGCAAACCGTGGGCGGCATTATGTGCGCGGTCACTACTCGCACGGCGATGGCCGGGAAAAGATGATCTCTGACATCGAGAACATGATGCAGGACGCAACCGGTGCAGAGCGTGACGCATACAAGCGCGCTCTGGACATCCTGAACAATATGTGATAAGGGGGGCGGCAGGCATGGACATCGTAGAGATAAATGAGCACATCCGCAAACTGAAATGCGAAGAAACGGACTGGCAGAGCGTGGAGAAGCTTGCTGCCCTCTGCACTGTGCGGGACGAGCTGGAAGAAGCACACGCACCTGAAACGCAGACCCAGGCATTGCCGCCCGCGACTTATGCGGCGGCGTACTCCACAGCAGAGGAACCACAAAGCGACTTTGTTGCGGCTGCAAGCGCTGTGCCGTTCAGCGGGTTGATGGAGGTACTGGACAGACACATGAACGCAATAAAGCTGGTGTACCCGAAAGAGTATGAGCTAGTAATGCGGAAGATTGTCTCTTTGTCTGAGTGACGATGCCCAATAGGGAGTTTATACTGAAGGCACAGGGAAAGTAAGTCGCCCAGCCAAAAAAGCCATACATAGCAGCAGCCCCGGGGAGCCTGACGGTTCCTCGGGGCTGTTTTTGCGTTTATAAAGCTGTTTTTCATCGGTGTGTTACCAAAAATGTTACCATGATAAAGAAAAGGACGTCAATTCTCAACGAAATGACGTCCTTTTTGCATGGTGGAGGCGATGGGAGTCGAACAATTAAAAATGATGGATTGTCGTCAAAAATGTATCTGGAATGCACGAAAGAGCTAAGGAATAATACGGATTTATTGGGTTATGCCCAATTCGTTTTTTGACATTTATGAAAAATAGTGTTACCAAATGTGTTACCAGAATCACCCTTGAGCCTTCCTGAATGCAGCGGTCGTTGCAGCCGCCAAATCTTCTCGCTGGCCCTGCAATTCATGATGGTACACGCCGGAAGTGTCCATGTTCTTGCTGTGACCAACCAGCATCTTCAGCTGGCTGTCAGTCAGGACGCTTGATTCAACGCTGACAAAAGTGTGCCGTAGCTCGTAAAGTGAGACTTTCGGCTCAAGCCCGTTTGCTTCCTGATACGATTCCCAGCGGCGATAGAGCGTATGCTCTGAGGGAATCTGAAACAGCGGCGTATTGTAGTTTAGCAGTATGCCTTGAGCCTTTAGGAGTTGTACCTGCGCCTCATAGGCATCCCGTGCTTCCTTGCCCATGTCAAAAGAGCGGATGGCGTTTTCATTCTTTCCGGTGGTCTGCTCCCGGTGCACGTTGATGCTGCGCCGAAGGTTGACCGTGTTCCCCTTGATGTCGCCATACCAGAGACCAATCAGCTCCCCGGGGCGCAGGCCGGTCGCAACTGCAAAGCGGTAGGCGTAGATATATTCATCAAATACCAGCTTTCCATAGTAGGTGCGGGTGTCTACGCTAAACAGAACCTTCAGAGCGGTTGGCTGCAAGATCGTGCGTTTCCCCATCCTAGCATTCTTCGGGATAGACAAGTCGGGGTGGAGCGTCGTGTACTTGTTCCTTCGGCACCACTTGACAAAGGCGGTTTCCGCAGCCCGGATTGTCATAAGCGTCTTTCGGCTCAACGGCTCGTTTGAGATGGGCTTGCGCTGGTTCTTTTTCTGTGAGCGCTTCCGAAACGAAACGTCTATGGCCTTTTGAAGATCGCCCTCGGTTAACTCGTCAATGCGGATATTCCCACAGGTCGGCAGGATGTAGCAGTCTCCGTAACGCTGGCATTGTGTCACATAGGACGTCCCGCAAGTAAGCTTCAGCTCTTCCACCCACTCCGAATAAAGGGCACTGACTTTCTTTTTTCCGTCTCTGATGCTATCATCAAGCCATGCATCCGCTTTTGCGTTTGCTTCCCGTTGTCCTGTCCGGCCCGGCGTGCTGCTGTAAAACCGTTTGCGGGTGCCGTTCTTCTGAACCGCGATGCACCAGCGCTTTTCCTTTTCCACCCAAAATGCCGTGTTGACCCGTTTTTTCATAAAATCCACCTCCATACACAAGGGTACACTGTGCCGCTGCCTCTTGGGCGGCGGCGTTTTTTTCTTTGCGCTGGCGGTGAGGTATCCGGCAAGCGCTTGCCGCACCATGGGCAGAATGCAGCGCCGCCCGGGATCTCTCGCTTGCATCTGATGCAGTTCATTCTTTCCGCCCTCTCTTTGTTGTGTAGGATGTTTCCCCTCGTCTGGACGCTTCCTTGCCCGACTTGTACGCAGTAGTCAGCAGTTCCACCGGCGGGTGCACATCATCCGGCACGGGGTCTGTGTGGGTGGCAACGGCGCAGTTGTAGTTGTCCAGCACCTGACCGCAGACCGAAACCTTATTTTGCAGCGGCGTGTGCAGGTTCGCGCAGATCTCGGCAATCACCGCCGGGGGATAGCTGCCATGCTTGCCCAGCACGATGAACAGGATCATCTCTTTGACGATCCGGGAAGAATTGTCCAAAAAGTTCGCAATGGCTTCATCCAGTTCCTCGTCCGTCATGTCGGTGACCTGCAGCCGGTACAGTTCCGGGTGCAGCATCTCCTGCATTGCCGCAAGCGGTGACGCCCCGCAGGCGGTGAACCAATCCATGATCTCGTCACCGTCCGGGCTGGACTGCCCTTTCTCCCAGTTCTGCACGGTGCGCTCGTTCTTCTCGATCATGTGCGCAATCTCACGCTGGCTCAAGCCCGCTTGCACACGCGCCTTTGCAAGCGCAGCACCAATTTTTGCAGCTGTAAAATAACTCATACACACCCTTCCCCCCTCAAAAATATAATGCGTGAAATAAACAAAAAATGGCGCAGAAAAAATCTGCGCCAATCGACAAAATTTTCTCTGATTTCATTTTCCACTGGCGCATGGTAGAATTTGGTACATAAGTTGACACAATTACCAAAAATCAGGAGGAAAACAAAATGAAAAACGGTCAAACAAGCAACAAAGACCCGGAAATGACCATCATTGACGGAATGCCCGCCAGCGTGCTTACCGGCACAGCCAAAACCCCGCAGCCTTGGGAGGATTGAACTATGAAAAGCAACAAGACCGCCTGTTTCTGCGCCCACATCCGCGCCGCGCTTGCCTGCTACGTTGATATGACCCCGGAGCAGCAAGCCCTTGCCACCATGTACGCCAGCCGCAAGATCACCGGCCTGCACACCCTGCGCGCCGCAGCGGCAAGCCCCGGCGGGGAGTGCGCCGCCCAACTGCTGCAAAAAATGCAGCGGATGGACACCGGCAAGCAGTAGCAACGTGCATATTTTGCACATTACAAATGCAAACCGCGCGTTTTTCGCTTAAAAGTGCGCGTAAATAGCGCGATTCAGCGCAAATGTCAAATTTTCAGCGCATTTTTGCGCAGTTAAAATCGATTGACGCTTACGCCAAATCGTTGTAAAATGCAGTTGTAAACAAGCTTACACATCAATATCCCACAGCAGTGGCGCCGTACTCCGCCTGGCTTTGGCTAAATCCCTCAAACTCCAGCTGTTCAATCAGACCGGAGCGAGAGAAAGACATGGAATCGATATAATTTTTTGCTTTTATCGCAGCCTGTTCATCCCAGTCAGCGCCACAATGATCTACGGCATAAGTAGCATCTTCCGTGGAATATCCTTCATACTCAAGCTGGCTTTCAAGGCTGCTGTAAGAGAATCCCATACCAGCACTCAGGTAGGTTTGGGCAGACCGCAAAGCGTTTCTCTGCCCCATTGTAAGGCTATCATCAGCAGAAATTGACGATTTTATGGACGTGCTGCTCTTTGTCCCGGACGCTGAACTTGTCGTGCTGGAAGAAGGGGTCATCATAAGAACGAACACAATCAGCGCAACACTAACAACGACCGCGCATCCGCATCCGTGACCCTTTTTCTTCTTTTCAGGCTTTTCGTCTGATTCGATAGCCGCTGTCACGGAACCCGAAGCAACAGGTGCTCCACATTCAGGGCAAAATTTCACGTTCTCAATTTCAGCTCCGCATTTTGGACATTTCATAAAACCCACCTCGCACATATTAAATACTGAATCAGATAGGAGGACACAATGAGCGAAACAGACCGGCAAGGCTACATCGACGCTATTATCAAGCTTCTGGAACGCGCAGACCTGCGGGCGCTGCGCCTGATCTGGATCCACGCAAAAGGCCTTGTAAAATAGAATCAAGGTAGCAAAAGAAGGGAAGCCCTTACGGGTTTCCCTCTTTTTTTTGCAGCTTTTCAGCCATTCGCTCCAAAAGCTTCCAGTCCTCCGGCTCCAGTTCGGCCAGCATCTCAACAAACCGGCGTTTGAAGTCGTCACCCTCGTCCTCCGTGATCTCGGTAAGGAAGCTGGTGATCTTCTCCGATCTGGTGATCTGGTTGAACATCTCCCCTTCACCTGTCCGAAGCCACGTCTCGTTGACGTTGAACTCGCGGCAGATATCGGAGATCGTTCTGTCACTGGGGACTCGCGTGCCGCTTTCGATCATCCACATAAAGTTACGGGACAGACCTACTTGCTCTGCAAACTTCTCTTGCGTAAGGCCTAAGCTCTTGCGGACAAGCGCGATTCGTTCGTTCATTTACTTGCCCTCCTTACGCTTCATATTATAGTGCAAAAATCTAACTATGTCAACTTATTTTTGAAAAATTCTCAAAAAAGATGCTTGCAAAATCTAACTATGTGTGCTATACTAATCTCACAAGGTTAGCAAACGCAAGCAAACAGGAGGTCAAAATTATGAAACGCTATAAGGTGTACGTCTACAACACGGTTGATAAGTTCTGGGACTGCTACGAGGTCAACGCAATCGACCCGGTGGACGCCCGGAACATGGCAGTGCAGCGGTTGATCGACGAGACCGGGCACGGTCTGGATGTCTATGAAGTGACCGATGTGTGTGAGATTAAGGACTAAGGAGGTCTGACATGGGGGATATTTATGATCTCGCAATTCACGCAAGACGCAACCGTGAAGTAGCTGACGAAGATAATGTTGGATATGTTGTTCCGACGAGAGGATGCAACTGGTTCCGCTGGAAGGGATTCCGCCGGTCTGGCCAATGGATTCACGGCGCGGAAGCTGAGACGCATTGCGATGCACTGCAAGTCTACGACAATGGCGCATGGCACCCGGTCGTTGCTTTTTCTCACGGTTATATGGGCCCGGCGGCAGACTACACCGTGGCCGGCGTGAAGATGTTTAAGGAGGTCTGAACGATGAAAAAGGAAACGCTGAAACCGTGCCCATTCTGCGGGCAGGAGCATACGACCATCACTGAATCTAATACTGAGGGCATTCGGATTAGATGTCCGAAATGCAATATCACATTTACCCGCGATTTTTATGAACATCGTGGGGAATTGGGCAGGCAACGAACTATTGAAGCGTGGAATACTCGCCCTGAATAACCCCGCCTGATGATGACCCTGTGGCAAGGGTCGAAACCACCCGGCAGCCAGCCGGGCAAGGTCGCGGGAGCCAACCGCAGAAGGAGATGATAATTTTGGCAAAGACGAAGAAGAACCGCACCGATCTGGCAGCAGAACGGTACAGCATCCCGGCAGATGGAGCACACGCAGCGGATACGCTCATCAACGTGCTGTTCGACGACTTAGAGCCGCAGGACAAGCTGTCCCTGCTCTGGATGGGTATGGGCATGGCAGCGGTACGCAAGAACGACAGCCAGAACAACCATGACGGGGTGGCGTAAGGAGGCGAGCAACCGTGAAGAATCACGAAATTCAGTTCATCGCTCTTTGCATTCAGATTTTGGCTCTGGTGGTCATTTTACTAAAGAAATAATCATGGATGCGATGGCAACACCGATTGCAAGGAGATCATAAAGCCGGTCAATTTGCTTTTCTTTTTCTTGCTGGCGCTGGCTTTCTTCAAACTGCTGGCGCAGCTGCTTCAAATCTTCCGCATACCGCCGCTGTACCTCATACAGTGTAGGCTGCTGCGAGACTTGCGGGCTGGAATAATTCACTTTGCTGGCGTTCAGAATGCGCTCTAATTCATCTGTACGCTGGTTCATGGATCCCCGCTGGTTCATTTTTTCACCCCCTCCCGCTCAAGTATAGCACAGGAGGGGCAGAGTACAAGGAGGACAAAACAAGACTATGACAGATATCATCTTATCCACCCAGAACGGCGAACCGGTGGCATCCAGCCGCCAGATCGCTGAGAGTTTCGGCAAGGAACACAAGCACGTTCTGGATTCCATCAAAAATCTGGTGGCCGAAAATTCGGCTGCCAAATCTATGTTTTACGAAACAACGTTTGAGAACCGCGGAAAACAGTACCCCATGTACCTGATGAACCGTGACGGCTTTACGCTGCTGGCGATGGGCTTTACCGGCAAGGCAGCGCTGGAGTGGAAGTTAAAGTACATCCAGGCGTTCAACGCGATGGAGAAGCAGCTGGCACAGCGCCCGCAGCTTTCCCGGGCTGAACTGATGGCGCAGGCTCTGATTGCCGCCCACGACGAACTGGAGCACAAAGACCGGCAGATTGCGGAACTTACGCCCAAGGGCATCTTTGCGGACGCGGTAAACGCCAGCAAGAAGAGCATCCTTGTGGGCGAACTTGCAAAGCTGCTGTGCCAGAACAGCGTGCAGATCGGGCAGAACCGGCTGTTTGTCTGGATGCGGGAGCACGGATACCTCATCAGAGACCCCAAGCGCAGCGACTACAATATGCCCACGCAGCGCGCCGTGGAGCAGGGTCTGTTTGAGATCAAGGAGACCACCGTGGTGCACTCCGATGGGCACACCAGCATCAACAAGACGCCCAAGGTGACCGGCAAGGGGCAAATCTACTTCGTAAACCTGTTTTTGAAGGGGCGCGCCCCGGCGGGCAGGCTGCGCGAGGGAGGGCAGCATCAAAGAAAAGAGGTCGAAGCATGATGAAGGTTGTACAGGGCACCTTCCGGCAGATTCCGTACTGGAAGCTGCGGGGCCGGTTCCACAGCTGCGGCTACCGCGATCAGGAAGTCGCCAAGTATATCGGCATTGGCCGGGACACCATGAGCGGCAGGATGCAGGGGCACAATCCGTGGACAAGCGCAGAGATCACAGCAATGTGTGAACTGCTGGACATCCGACAGAATGAGATCGGGGAACTGTTTTTCCCCTCACTTGAGAAAGGAGAATCCGCATGAAGATCAAATCCACTACTTACTACTGGCTGGCTGTCATTTTGGGCGGCGTTGGAATGGGCGCAGCTATGGGTGCAGAGGGCACAGCACAGACCACCGGATACATCTCAGGCACGCTGTTTTCGGTGTCGCTGGTGCTGATTTTGGCCGCTGTTCTGCTGGCTCGTCTGGGCTTTGCCGCAGAGGACAGGGAGAAAGCCGCAAAGCGGCGCAAGTACGGCAAGATCAACCGCACCCATGCCCGCCCCCAAGAGCCGGAGTACCGGCAGAACCGGAGGGACGCATGAAAAAAAGCCCGCCGGTGCGCCAACACCGACAGGCTGCAAGGGTTGATGGAATTTGAAAGCCCCATCACCCCGATGATATCACAAAATCGGAGGTTTTTACAGATGGAGAATGAATTGACCGTCCGGGTGGAACGCCCGGCAATTCCGGCCATGAGCTGGAACAAGGACGAGGTTGAACGGAACCTTGACGAGATGCTGGCGGCCTACAAAGGCCGGGTCTACACCCCGGAGAGCATCAAGAGCGCCAAGGAGGACCGGGCAAAGGTCAACGGCTGGGATAAGCAGCTTGGAGCTGCTGCCACGGCAGCGAAGAAGCTTTACATGAAGCCGCTGGAAGATTTCCAGCAGAGCATCAAGGAGATGCAGGGCAAATGCAAGGAGATTTCCGGAGCGATTGACGCACAGGTCAAGGCTGTGGAGGCCGCCGAAAAGGAAGAAAAGGCTTCTACCCTGCGCCTGATCTACCGGGACAACATCGGCGAGTTGGAAGCTCTCATTCCGTTTGAACGCCTGTTGGACAACCGCTGGCTGAACAAGACGTTCGCCATTGCGGAAGCAAAAAAGACCCTGTGCCAGTCCATCGAGAACATCCGCAGCGACCTCGACTTTATCCGAGAGAACTGCGGAGAGGATGTCGAACCCTGCACCACCGAATACCTGCGCAACCTGAGCGTGAACGAGGCCGTCCGCGAGCATACCCGCCGCGAGAAGTCCCACGCAGCACAGAGGGACGCAGAGGCCGCCAGAGAAGCGGCAGAGCGGGCGCGGATGTCAGCCCCGGTAATTGTTCCCCCGACCGCAGAAGAACGCGAGATGCGGGCACAAGCCGCCGCAGCAACGCAAGCTGCCGCATTCATCACGCCGGATGGCCGGTTGGATGTCGAGGCGATGCAGACGATGGCTGCCGCGCAGCCCAGCGCACCGGCCCGCAAGAAGTATTATTTCTGGGTCGAGTTCACCAAAGAAGACATTGCATGGTTCCGCAGCGCTGCCAAGGAACGCGGGTTCGATTTCGGCAGCATCAAATAATCTTCAACATTCTAGGAGGTAACAAAAATGGGTTTCACTTCACGCGCTGGCGCTGCTGCGACGAATACCACTACCACAGTTCAGAGCCGCTCCTTCGCTGCTCAGGTCAAGCAGAGCGAAGCAATGCAGCCGGTCGCAGAATCTAAGCCGGTCGAAATCGAGAGCATGGACGGCCAGCATCTGACCGTCACCTTTGACGATGTGCGCGACTTCATCTGCAAGGAAGCTACCATTGCAGAGTGCCGTATCTTCTTGGAAACGTGCAAGCAGTACCACCTCAACCCTTTCACCAAGGAAGCCTACCTCATCCACTATGACAACAAGAACGGTGATACGGCCAGTACCATTGTTCTGGGCAAGACCTGCTACATGAAGATGGCAGAGGCGCACCCTCAGTATGATGGCTTTGAGGCTGGCGTGATTGTCTTTGTTCCTGAAGTTGGTGAGCTCATCCACCGCGAAGGATCCATCGTCTACGAGGACGAGAAGCTGGTCGGCGGCTGGGCTAAAGCCTACCGTAAGGACCGCAGCCGCCCCTTTTACGAGGAAGTGAAGCTGAGCGAGTACGACACCAAGAAATCCCTGTGGGTAACGAAGCCTGCAACGATGATTCGTAAGGTGGCCCTTGTCCACGCGCTGCGAGAATCCTTCCCGGCCACGTTTGGCAGCCTCTACGATGAGAGCGAGGTTCCGGTAAATGCAGAAGCATCCTACCGCGAGGTCGAGAACGAGCAGCCCGAAATCGGCGCTATGCAGCCCCGCAAGCTGAAGCCGAAAAAAGAGCAGCCCGAACCGTTTGCAGTCGAAACCACCGACACCAACGATGATCCGTTTGGCGGTGATGCCGAATGATTATTCAGACAAAGACCGGGACGAAGATCACCGGAACCCTCTCTCGCGACCCTAGTCTAAAGGAAACGAAGACCGGAAAGCCGTTCCTCAGCTTGAGCGTCAAGGCTCATAGTACAAAAGATGCCTCCGGCAACCGGAGCAATATGTTTGTCGAGTGCTGTATTTGGAGCGATCTCGACAAGTGGGACGGCCTCCTTCAGAAGGGCGATTTTGTCGAGATTTGCGGCAGCGAGCTGAAAAGCAATACCGGCGCGAACGGTACAACCTACTGGAACCTGCATAACGTTGAGGGCGTTGTCGTTGGCGGGCTTGTTGCTGCCCGGTGGGTTCAGATGGCAATCGACATGATGCAGCCGACCGGACAGGCAGGAACCAATGACTTTGCACCGGTGGAGGACGAAACACCCTTTGACCCCGGCGCAGAACCGGCGCAAACGGCTTTTTCGGCTGAACCGGTAAAACAACCCACCCCGGAGGCAGCGCCCGATTACAACGGCGATGACCGCCCGATTTCGGACACGGACGACTTGCCGTTCTGATTCACCGTGAAGAGGAAGGAGGTGAGCAAATGGCAATTTTTCGTTGCGTTTCGCCGAACTTTTGGTCAGACCCGAAGGTGGACGATGACTTCACCCCGGAAGATAAATACTTTTATCTCTACCTTCTCACCAATCCGCACACCACTTTGAGCGGATGCTATGAGCTGGGCAAGCGGCAAGCGAGCGGAGAGCTTGGATACAACGAAGAGACCGTAGACCGACTTATCCACCGAATGGAAGCTGTTCACAACGTTATCCGCTATGACAAGGCAACGAAAGAGATATTGCTTCTTAACTGGCACAAATACAACTGGTCGAAATCACCAAAATGCCTGAAGGGCGTTGAGTATTCGCTGCAAAACATCAAGAGTGATGCGTTCAGAAAATACTGTGCAGATACCCTATCTATACAGTATCGGTACAGTATAGATACAACTGTATCTGTAACTGATACTGTAACTGATACTGTAACTGAACCTATTACTGAAACTGTTATCTATCCTAATAGAGATAGCTTAAATAACAGCAAAGAGAAAGCCCCGGCAGCCGATGCAGACCTCGCCCAGATTATTCAGCGGTACGAGGAAGTTGCAGGCAGCTTTCCGCGTTCAGCGCTGGATAAGCTGCAAAGCTGGCGGCAGGCTTTCGGCACAGACATGATCTTGCTGGCAATTGACCGGGCAGCGGAAGCAAATAAACGGTCGTGGGCCTACATAAACGGAATCTTAGCCAGTTGGCAACGCGAAGGTGTTCGGACGGTTGGCGATGTAGCTGCAAACGATGAGAGTCGCCAGCAGCCGCGGTCCGGCAGCGCTACCGGTGGCAGAAAGCCGGCAGAAAGCACGAGAGACCAGCTTGCCCGGGTGCTGGGCAACATGGACAAAGAAAGGGGTTTTGACACATGACCAAGGAAGAAGCGGCGGAGCTGATCTTGATGAACGCAACGCTGTACAAGCTGGGAACAAAACCGCTGACCGATGACGAGATGAAAACCACCATCGACATTTGGACGTATCAGTTCCGGGATTATCCCGGCGAAGTGGTGAAGCGGGCGTTCCTCGCAGCGAACCGCGTCTGTGTCTATCCCATCACGGTGGCCGATATCTACAAGCAGCTTTCCAAGTGCATCGACCCGGAAGCAGAGTGGGGCGCGCTGGCTGATGCAGCCCGCAAGGCACAGAGGTTTCTCAGCTGGCGCGACTTCCCGATGGTGACCGGCATTGACGAGAAGGGCGGGCTTATCCGTAGCGATGGCACGGAAGAGCTGAAGAAGCTGTTCGAGAGCCTGCCACCGGCGGCCAAAACTTACGCCGGGAGCGTGGGCGGCCTGAAGGAGCTGGCCATGACCCCGGACCTGACCTATCGCCGGGTCGAGTTCCTGAAGCAGTCGCTGGAGGACATCACGACCGCGCCCCGGGAAGCTGCTCGTCTGCGCAGCGGACCGGAACCGACGAGACTGGAGGCTGCAAATGAGTGATGTCAAGAAACCAATCCGGCTGGTCGATGTTGGCGAGCTGGAAGCTGACCTGAAGAAGGACCTCGCCGAAGAAGAGGCCAAGGGTAAGGCCGCTGACATCTTGTATTGCGAGAGCATCAGTGACACGCTGAGCGACCTGAGCAACCTGCCGACCATCGACCCGGAGAGCTTGCGCGGCCATGCCAAGTGGGTAAAGGACAAAGAGCTGAAGTTTATCATCGTCGATGGCGAAAACGACAGCCACGAGGAACCGGCAATCTGCTGTACCAACTGCAAGGCCAAAATCTCGCAGAGCGATTTCGACGGCTGGGTCTGGAACTTCTGCCCGGTCTGCGGGTTCATCATGGAGGACGCAACGGAGGAAAAGAAAGATGGCTGAATACATCGAGCGCGGGCCGCTGCTGGAGGCGTTCAAGGCGAAGTGCTGCGAGGATTGCCCCGGCGGGTATGACCGCGCAAAGTGTCAGAGCTGGTGCGATGCGGCGGACGAGATCGCACTGGTAGAAGATGCCCCGGCAGTCGTCCCGGACGTACAGCGCTGGCGCGACCCTGACAAGAATCCCCCGAAAGTCGAAGAAGATGTGCTGATTCTGTTTGAAACCGCCTGCGGTGGATATGGGATTACGACGGCTAACTACGAAGATGGCACAGTCTTGTCCCAAAAGAGCACTTTCTACTGGGAAGAAATTTCCGAGTGGGGAACCTACGATGAAGAAAGCGATGATTATTTTATTCCTAAAGGCTGGTGGGAATATCGTTATTTCAACCAGGATGACATTTACGATAACCGTGTAGATGCTCACGTGGTTGGGTGGATGCCTTTGCCGCCGAAGGAGGTGACAGGCGATGGAAGTTGAGCAGCTGTCTTTCTTCTCAATGCTGGCCGAGCCAACGCTTCCACAGGTGGCGGTCTGCTGCATGGACGGCAACCGGGCGGACGCTGCACCCGCCGAAAGCTGGATGAAGCGTCTTGTGCAGGGTGGAGAGTATGTCGTGCAGGTCGCAGGACATCCGATGGTGCTCAGGCCGGCAGATGGCACGGCAGACGACGTTCCGGCGGGACACCGGTATTATCACTACACAATAGGCGAACGCCTGTTCTCAGGCGTGTTTGTGGGAAGAGAGAGGGTGAGAACATGAGCAAGGAAAATATGGGCCGGAATGCCGAGCACTATGCAGACCCGACACCGACCGCAGCCATGTGCAACATCTGCCGGGACGAGTACCAGAAGGAAGCCGCCCGGCTTGACAGAATCGGAGACATCGTTCCCCTGCTGCGCCAGATGGCCGACATCGCAGGGTTCGAGATCATAGGCCGCATCCCGCTGAGAGACAAGGCCACAGGAAAGGAGTACAGGTAATGAGTGATACGAAAGAAGTTATCGCAACCTGCCGCGATACGATGCTGACCGCCCTTGAGAAGATTGGCGGGCAGAGCCTCATTTGTTCGTGGACGCGCCGGGATGGCTCTGTCGTGAAGTTGATGCTTGAAATCAGGACGAGCGACCAGACCACCATCGGAGATGCAATCCGCAACATGGACGACGAGGAAATGGCGAGACGGCTGGTGCCCAACGTGCTGGACGCTTTGGGCGAGGATGGTCCGCCGAGTGAAGATGGTGTCCGGGATTGGCTGGAGCTGCCCGAAAGCTATCTCAAATACTGACCAGAAAGGAGCGCCTGCAATGGCACAGCATTACAAAATCGACTGCGACAAGGTGGAGGACCGGAAAGCGCTGGTCGTCGTCCTGTCGATGAACGGCTACACCGTCCGCATGGGCAAGGAAAAGCGCAGCGGAAAATCCACTTTGACCTATTTCGTGGAGTATTGGAGGGCTGACGATGAAGGGTAACGCAGCGGCCAGCGCCCGCCGCAGCTACATGGGCGCTCGCAGCCGGGCAGAAGGCGCAGGTTTTGAGGCCATCATCAACTCCGCTTGCGACTACTACCGCGCAATCGGGCGGGCAGATATCGAGAAAACCCCGGAGCCGATGAAGCCCCTCGGTGGTGCAGATCGCTCCGGCAGATTTCTCGCCTGCTACACCAAACAGGCACAGCCAGACTACAAAGGCGTTCTCTCAGGCGGAAGAGCGGTCGTTTTCGAGGCGAAGCACACCGACACCGGTCGTTTGTTGTACGACCGCGTATCAGCCGAGCAAGCCGCCTGTTTGCACCGGATATCACGGCTGGGTGGTATCGCGTTCGTTCTGTGTTCATTCAATGGCCGGGAGTTCTACCGAATTCCGTGGCCGATCTGGGAAGACATGAAGGACGTGTTCGGCCGGAAGTACATTACCCCGGCGGATTTGGCAGAGTACCGTATCCGCGTTGCGGTGCCCGGAGTGCTTATGTTTCTGGAAGGAGTAAAGGAGAAAAAAGATGGCTCGAAGATGGACACCTGAAAGCGAACAGCCAAAGCCGGGCGAAACCGACTACCTCACCGTTAAGGCGTGGCTGAACCGCTACCGCGAAGCAGAGAAAAGATACTACTTGCTGTCTGACCGTCTGGCCGAAGCGCAGGAGGCCGCTCGGCACATCACCCAGAGCCTCAGCGCGGCCCCCGGCGGCAGCAAAGATGGCCAGAGCCTTGCCCGGGCGGTGGAACGTGAGGAGGAAGCGGAGCGCCGCGCTTATGAGCAAAGAGCGGTCTGCGACAGGCTGTTCCTCGAGATCAGAAACGCGCTCGCCCAGATCCAGAACGAGAAAGCATACACGGTGCTGTACAAGTACTATCTCGATTGCCTCACGTGGGACAGGGTCGCAAAAGATATGAATTACTCTTTGCGCATGGTCTATGTCTTGCGGCGCAAAGCAATGGAGGAACTGAGCCTTTAAAAACATTGCACTGTCATTACATTGCGGTTTCACTATTGCATGGTGTAAAATTGTATCATCGGAAAAGCCAAAAGGCAAACCGATGCACGCAGTCTTCGAAACGAATCCCCCAAAATGCTTCCTCCTACGGCTTGACCGGCATTTTTCTTTCTCTCGTTTCGCGGACTGCTTCTATGTTCCGGTAGCTCAACTGGTAGAGCAGCAGCCTATTGAAGCAGCAAGTAGTTGGTTCAAATCCATCCCGGAGCACCATGACGCTGCTCTCCCGAAGCAGCGACCACCTGACGCATGGGCTGACATCCCGCTTGTGGCTGCGTGTAGAGTGGCATGGTACCCTTACCTGCCCTCACAACCTCCGCACGCACCGGAGGCCACATAATCCGTACACCGGTTTTCATAATTTCCCCGGCAGGATGTGCGTCAACAGAACCAGCATGGAAACGTGCTGGTTTTTCTTTTGTTATATGCCGCCTGAGTGCAGTATGGTGCGCGGCGCGTGTGTGTAGACACGGATGGTTCGATTCCAATTCAAGATCCAGCGGCGCACACAAAACAAAATCAAATCCGGCAGATGTCCACAGTGGACACCTTGGAAAGGAGTGCAAACCATGCTTGAATTTTTCGGCAAACTGTTTTGGTCTATTGCAAAAAGCTGCGTGCTTGCACCTGTGTTCCGGGAAATTTTTCAAATAGCATTCAAAAGTAATTTTGTGTGCATCGTCTGGAGTATCGGTTTTCAGGCGAGCCACACAAAGCGTGAGCCGAGGGCAGAGATCGGAGGACGTGGCTGTATGCAAGGGGCGCGGCCTGTTATCCGCGCAGATTAGCAAAAGCTGCTGATCCAATTTATTCCGAAAATATTTTTACCCGCCTGTTATGAATGATGTGCACCGTGCATTGCAGGCGGGCATTCTTTTACGCTGCGTTAGCTCAACCGGCAGAGCACCCGGCTCATAACCGGGTCGTTGCAGGTTCGATTCCTGCACGCGGCATGATATATTCCCGTAGTTCAAGTGATGGAACAGCGGTCTCCAAAACCGCAGGCTGCAGGTTTGAGCCCTGCCGGGAATGCCAGCTGCGTACCCTGTGAGGGGGCTGCGCAGATAGCGGGGCATCTGGCCGCGAAAGTTCCGGATGCAGCAGCGCTCCACCGTTTGCGTTGTCCAAAAACTGAATGTACGGAGCGCTGCTTATTTTGATATTCTGACCGTTCGGATTTCCGGGCGGTTTTTCTTTTGCAGGAAAGGAGGGAGCCTTCCGTGAGATATGGTGTGCCGTATCGTGGCAGTAAGAACAAAATTGCACAGTGGGTTGTTTCCAATCTTCCTGCTGGTGATACACTGATTGACCTATTTGCTGGCGGTTGCGCAGTCACACATGCTGCGTTGTTGTCTGGCAAATGGAATCACATCGTTGCAAATGACATCGGTGATGCGCCGCAGTTGTTCATGGACGCTGTTCACGGAAAATACGCAAACGAAAAGCGTTGGATTAGCCGCGAAGATTTTCATAGGCTGAAGGATTCTGACCCTTACGTTTCGCTTTGTTGGAGCTTCGGCAACAACCGCAGGGATTATCTCTATTCAAAAGAGATTGAACCGTGGAAAAAGGCTTTGCATTATGCAAGAGTGTTTGGCAATACGTCCCTTTTGCAAGAGTTCGGAATCGATTCGGACGGTAGCTCAAAAGACATCAAGCCGAACAACGAGGAATACAAAAGGATTTATTCACAGTGGCTTGGACATCAAGTGAAACATAAAAGGCTTTATGATTTAGACCACCTTGCAAGGCTAGAGAATCTTGAACGCCTACAAAATCTTGAAGGTCTGCAAAGCGATTATCGTGATGTGCAGATTCCGCCAAATGCTGTTGTATACGCTGACCCCCCCTATAAACGGACGAATTGTACGGGATACAAATGCGATTTTGACCATGAATCGTTTGAAAAGTGGCTTGCCGAAGTCCCGTTCATGGTTGTTATCAGCGAGTATGAAGCGCCAAGTGGATGCAAAGAGGTTGCAAGCATAAAGAAGCAATCCACTATGGGTACTGGCAACAAAGGCGGGTCTGATATTGAAAAGCTGTTTGTTCAAGAACGGTTTGTTGAACAGTACGAAAATTCATTTAACGTGAGAGGTGGTGGCGGTGAGTGCGAAGCGGCTGACAGACAGACAAAAAAAGAAGATCGTTGCTGACTATGTGCAGCTGCAGAGCTACGCCAGAGCCGCCAAACTGAACGACGTGGCAGAAAGCACCGTGCGGAAAATCGTGAAAGATAATCCCAAGTGTGCGGATTTGTGCGCCTTAAAAAAAAAGCAGAACACGCAGGACATGCTTTCCTACTTAGGCAGCAAGCGCGGGGAAGCACAGGATCTTCTCGGGCTGTACCTCCAGGCGATGGCAGACCCTGAAAAGATCGCAGAGGCAACGCTGCCGCAGCTGTCCACGGCGTTTGGTACCATCGTGGACAAGTTTGCTATGCTGGGAGACCAGAGCAACATAGAAGCCCCGGACGATGGCCTGCTTGAGGCTCTGAGTGCTGCCGCAGACATTAGCCCGCCGGATGACGTGGAGATGCTGCCAGAGGAAGAGGACGACAATGCGGAAAAGTAACGGTTTTCGCTGGAAAGCCCTCAGCCAGAGGCAAAAGCAGGTCTTGAGCTGGTGGACACCGCAGAGCGCATACAGCGGCTACAACGGCATCATTGCCGATGGCGCTATCCGCTCGGGCAAGACCTTTGCTATGAGCTTTTCTTTTGTTCAGTGGGCTATGACCTGCTACAGCGGCCAGCAGTTTGCCATGTGCGGAAAGACCATCGCCAGCTTCCGGCGCAACGTGCTTGGGACGCTCAAGCAGCAGCTTGCAGCCCGTGGTTACAACGTCAAGGAGCATCGGGCAGAAAACTGCATGACCGTCAGCAAGGGCGGCAGAACCAACGAGTTTTACTTTTTCGGCGGCAAGGACGAGAGCAGTCAGGACCTGATTCAGGGCATCACCCTTGCCGGGGCATTCTTCGACGAGGTTGCCCTGATGCCGCAGAGTTTCGTCAATCAGGCCACAGCCCGTTGCTCTGTCACCGGGTCAAAGTTCTGGTTCAACTGCAACCCGGGCAGCCCGCAGCATTGGTTTTATCTCGAGTGGGTGCGGAAATGCCGTTCCCGCGAGATGATGTATCTCCATTTCACGATGGACGACAACCTGTCACTTTCAGAGGACATCAAGGCCAGATACCGCAGCCAGTACAGCGGCGTTTTCTATCAGCGCTACATTCTGGGACTGTGGACGGTGGCTGAGGGCCTTGTATATGACATGTTCGACCGCAAGAAGCACGTCATTGACGTGCTGCCGAAGCTTTCGCCAAAGAGCGCCTATGTGGCGTGCGACTTTGGCACCCAGAACGCAACGGTTTTTTTGCTGCTCCAGAAGCAGGCAGATGCAGACTGCTGGATCGTCACCCGGGAGTACTACTATAGCGGCCGCGAACAGAAGCGGCAAAAGACCGTGGGCGAGTACGTCACGGACCTCAAGGCGTGGCTGAACGGGATCAAGCCGGAAAGGGTCATCGTTGACCCCTCTGCCCTGCCCCTGATTACAGAGCTGCGCAAGAACGGATTTACCCAGACCCCCGCAAATAACGACGTCCTGAGTGGCATTCTGGATGTGCAGACCATGCTGCAGACCGGGCGGCTGAAGATCTACAAAGACTGCAAGCACACGCTGGAAGAGTTCGGCGTGTACGCTTGGGATCCAGACAAAGACGACACCGTGCTGAAGGTTAACGACCACTGCATGGACGCTATCCGCTATTTCGTGCGCACAAAGCGCCTTGTAAAACTGAGGAATTGATTTTGAGCACTGTATATACATTCCAGACCTTTCAGCAGGCGCAAGCCGCCGGGGAACAGTCTGATTTCATCCGGCGGTTCGTGCAGCAGCACTGCGCTTCCGGACCATACAAGATGGCGCTGGATGCCGACCTGTACGACGCACAGAAGAACCCGGGCGCGGAACGATTTTCGCAGACCTACGCTTTGATGCTGAAACGCCTGTCCAAAAACACAAAGCCAGACACCCCACGCCCCGATATGGTCAAGAGCAATTTGTTCCGGCGGCTCAACAAGCAGCGGGCAACCTACTCTTTAGGCAACGGCGTAGTCTTTGCGGACGATGGCATGGACAAGGACAAGCTGGGGCAGAGCTTTGACGAGCAGATTCAGAAGGCCGGATATTTCGCCCTGATCCACGGTGAGAGCTTTGGATTCTGGAACAACGACCATCTGGTGGTTTTCAAGCTGACCGAGTTCGCGCCCCTGTACGATGAAAAGACAGGCCTTTTGCAGGCGGGTGTGCGCTTCTGGCGTCTGAACCCGGACACGGACATGCACTATATCCTGTACGAGCTGGACGGCTTTACCGAGTACACGGAAAGCCGAATCGGCAATGCGATACAGGAGACAACGCCGAAGCAGGCATACAAGAGCGTGACCGTCACCACCCCCAGCGGCGGGCTGGAAAGCGTAGAGGGCGAAAACTACAGTGCTCTTCCCATTGTGCCGCTGTGGGGCTCAGACCTGCACCAGAGCACCCTTGTGGGACTGAAAGCCTACATTGACAACACCGATCTGGTGATGTCTGGCTTCTGCAATGACCTGCAGGACTGTGCGCAGATTTACTGGCTGTGCGAGAACTTCAACGGAATGACGGACGACGAACTTGTGGAGTACCTCACCAAGCTGAATCTGTACCACATTGCAGGTGCAGACACCAGCGAGGGCGGCAAGATCACCCCCTACACAACCGAGATTCCCGTGACGGCCCGGCAGGCGCTGCTGGAACTGCTGCACACCCGGGTGTATGAGGACTTCGGCGGTCTGGATGTGCACTGTGTCAGCGCGGACAGCACCAACGACCATCTGGATGCAGCCTATGAGCCGCTGAACCAGAACGCGGACGACTTCGAGGCACAGGTCAAGCCGTTTATCCGGCAGATCTGCGCACTGGCTGGCTTTGACAACGCTATGCCGACATTCAACCGCAGCAAGATCACCAACACAGCTGAGCAGGTGGACATGGTGATTGCAGAAGCGACCATCATCGGCGACGAGATGGCAATAGACCTGCTGCCCAACCTGACCCCGGAGCAGAAGGAACAGGCCAAGGCCGCGCTGATGGCAGAGAGCGCAATGCGGGAGACCGTGGGCGAGGAATAGGAGGACAACGACAATGTCTGAAAACATCATCGGCAAGTTTGTCATTGAACTGGACGAAAACGACCGGAAGCTTTTGGAACGGTTTGCAAATGCAGTTGAACTGATGCAGCCGACAACGATAGATTTAAATCCGCCAAAAGTCCGGGCGGTCGGAATTGACGAGCTCGGAAACATCAAATGGGAGCCAGCAGGGAAAAACGATGACCGACCTTGACCGTATCTCCACCCGGCAGCTGAACAGGCTGCGCCGCCGCATTTTGCGGGTATACGGCACCGCCCGCCGGGAAATGACCGAGCAGCTGACTGAGTTTCTGGAGCATTACCAGAAGTTGGACGCCTACAAGCGGGCGCAGCTGGAAGCCGGGAAGATCACCGAGAGCGACTATCGCACATGGCTGCGGAATCAGGTGTTTCAGTCCGAGATGATGCACCAGAAGCTGGACAACATCACCCAGACGTGCACCACAGCCCAGCAGACGGCATACAAGCTGGCGCGAGATGAACAGTACGATATCTTTGCCCTTGGCGCAAACTGGGCGTTCTACGAGCTAGAACAGGCCGCAGGCGTGGCATTCAACCTGACCCTGTACAACACCGAAGCGGTCAAGCGGCTTCTTCTGGAAAACCCCAAGCTTGTGCCAAACAAGCGCATCAAGAGCGAGAGCAACAAGACCTACGACGCCCGGGTGTTCAACCGGTACGTCATGCAGGGCATCGTGCAGGGCAAGAGCGTCCATGATATTGCGGTGCAGGCTGTGCAGGGAATGGCAGAAACCGAGGTGCACTGGGCGATGAACAATGCCATCACAGCCCTTACCGGCGCACAGAACGCCGGGACGATGCAGCAGCTGCGCAACGCTCAAGCCATTGGCATTGAGGTGCAGAAACGCTGGAACAGTACGTTGGACTACCGCACCCGCGAGACGCACCGGCTGCTGGATCAGGAAACCGCCGACCTAGACGAGCCGTTCAAGGTGCAGGGCTACGAGATACAGTACCCCGGAGACCCAAACGCAGCGCCGGGAATGGTTTATCACTGCCGCTGCAAAGTGACCGGGGCGCTTGTAAAGTACCCACGGCAGAACGCCCAGCGGCGGGACAACACGACAAAAGAGGCCACATCTGACCTGACCTATACCGAGTGGTACAAGGCAAAGGGCGGCACGGAAGCCGAACAGATGTGGTGGGCGGAAGAACGCAAACGCAGAAAGGAGAACGCCAAGAATGAGTAAACGAGGTTCGGGAAGCTCTACACGAAACAACGGAAGCTTCAGCGGCGTTGTTGCTATTGAAGTCACAACAAAAGACGGTACAAAGCTTTCTTACCGAAGCAGACAGGGCGGATTTATCACTGGCATTGATGATGCAAGAGAAAGTCCTGCAAGCGGAAGAATGACGGTTCCTGAAATTGCCAAGCGCATGGCGGAAAACGGCGCCACCGTCAAAACATATACCAAAAAACAACTCGCTGCACACGATGAAGCACGCAGGAAAGAAAACGCAAATAAGCCCGACTATGAAATGGGCGTTGGCGTTCCGTGGGGCAATAAAAACAACCGTAAAGCCGCAAGAGCATCACGGCTTGCTGGGCGTGCTCAAAGGCGACGCAGATAAGAGGCCTAATGTATGATTCTGCCAATGGAAAACACCGAAAAGATGATTTTTCCGGGAGTGGGCAAGTATGGCATCCCTGAAATCAAGCCAGAAACGGACATCCGCATTGACAAGCTGGAATGGATCCCGGTCAATTATGCGCTGACCGCCAAAGACAAGGCCACAAAAGGCGTGCATTTTTACAAGGACGATTACCAGTTTGAACGGTTCTGGAACAACCCAGACAAATACATTCCCCTTTTGCAGCAGTTCGGCGCGGTATGTTCGCCGGATTTTTCTTTGTACAGTGATATGCCGCTTGCGGTGCAGCTTTTTATGCATTACAAAAAGCATTGGCTTGCCGCATACTGGCAGGCGCACGGCATTCACGTTATCCCAACGCTTTGCTGGTGCGGAGAGCAAAGTTATGACTGGTGCTTTGACGGCGAGCCCAGAAACGCCATCGTAAGCATTTCGAGCCACGGCACACAGTCTGACCCATACGAAGCAGAATGCTTTGCCAAGCACTGCCGTAAGGCGCTAGAAGTGCTGCAACCAAGCAGCATTTTGTGGTATGGCAAGTGCCCGGCTGAATTTGACTGGAACGTGACCAAAATCAAGCCATTTCAATACGAAAGGAGGCATTACCGTGAGTAAACGAGGTTCTGGCAGTTCCGCGAGAGCGGGCGGCGGGAACGCCAACGAACACGAGTTTGAATCTTTTGTAAATGGCAAATGGGTCACCGATTACAGCAAAATTGCGGCAGAAGAGGCAAAGAGAGCCGCCGTTGTTGTGGACAGTTCGAGATACAAGAAAACGCATAACGATGTTGTGTCTTTTGTGAAAGAGCAAGTTGGCGTTGATCTCAACAAATATCGAAGTGGCGATGGTTCCTCTCCGTCTCACACCACATATTGGGACAAGAGCGGCCCAAAAGTTGCTTTTGATCTAAAGGGCATGACTTCAAGTGACCGCACAAAGCTGATGCAGTTGTCACAAAAGCCGTTTGGAGTAACGGTTGAACAGGGTGGCGCATGGATTGGCTTTGTTTCAAGGAAAAAGAAGAAAAAGTAAATGTGTAAATACTGTGACACAAGCCGTATACACGAAGAAAATATTGTTGACAGTGGCGTTGGCGATTTTTTAAGCATTGGCGTTGATAAATCAAAAAAGGTTTATTTGAGTGCATGGTGCAACGATGAAGCGGTTTGGTATCCCAATTTTTGCCATGAATGTGGGCGCCCTTTGAAGAATAATCAAAACCATGAAATTTGACTACAACATCAAAGTCACCGACAACACCCCGCAGCTGCATGAAGCGCTGGAAGCGTGGGTGGAGCGGGTGCTGACCATCTGGGGCATGAAGGTGCAGGACTATGCGCAGCTGCTTGTGCCCACCGGCACGGCAGACAGCACCGGCATAGAGGGCTATGTGGGCGGTGCGCTGAAAGCATCCATTACCTACGTTGTATCTGCGGCGCAAAAGACCGTGACCATCGGCTCAAACCTGTTTTACAGCGTCTATGTGGAGTTGGGCACCGGTGTCTATGCAACGAATCACGATGGACGAAAAACGCCGTGGGTCTGGCAAGACTTCAACGGCAAGTGGCACTTTACGCGAGGCATGAGAGCGGCCAACGAGGGTAAAGGGTTCCTACGCCCGGCGGTGGAAGATCATATCAAGGAACTGCAAGAGATTGCAGTGGAAGAAGCCAACAAGGAGGCGTAATTCATGAATTTGGAGAAAATGTTCAAAACACCAAAAGAAAAGTTCCTGCCCGATGATGTGAAAACGGCGCATTGCGAGGCAGAAGACCTTTTCCTTGAGCTTGCAACGCAGCTTGACGCACTTCCTGAAAGCCGAGAAAAAAGCCTGTGCATGAAAAAATTACAGGAAGCGAAGTTTTGGGCGGTCGAATGTATCACCAAAGTTGAACGCAAAAACTAAATACTCAGCGGTTGGCGCACAGCGTCAGACGCTTTTTTATGCCGTTTTAGCTCAGTCTGGCAGAGCACCGGACTTTTAATCCGGGGGCCGTGGGTTCAAGTCCCACAAGCGGCACCACACCGGCAGCACGTCCGGCAAAATAACCTGATTGCCAAGCATGGCAGCCCAAGCAAGGGCAGAAAGGACACACACATGGCACTCAAAAGAGCAGATATCCGCAAGATTCTGGAAAACGCCGAAACCTCCAACGATGACAAGGCAAAAGCCATTCTGGACGCCTTGCACGAGGAGACCGACGCCCTCCGGGACGAACTGGATACCGAAAAAAACGCCCGCGTTGCAGCGGAAAAAGAACGGGACGCGGCCAACAGCGGTAAGCAGACCGCAGAGCAGGCGCTGACCGACTACAAGACCCAGCAGACCAACAAGGACGCCCATGCAGCCAAGGAAGCAAAGTTCCGGGAGCAGCTAAAGGCCGCAGGCGTGCTGGAAAAGTACTTTGACCGCATCGTGCGCTTGTCTGGCGAGGACATCGACAAGATGGAACTGGACAGCAAGGGCAATGTGAAGAACGCGGACAAGCTGGCTGAGAGCCTGAAAACCGATTGGAGCGACTATGTGGGCAGCACCTCAACCAAGGGCGCACCGGTGGACAACCCGCCCGCAAACACCGGTTCCAAAATGACCAAAGACCAGATTTTTGCAATCAAGGACGCGGGCGAGCGTCAGGCAGCGATTGCAGCAAATGCCGACCTGTTTACAGGCGGCGGGAAGGAATAATCTATGGCAGCAAAAGAAAATCTGATTACCACCACTGAGATCACCGTCAACCCCCGGGAGATCGACTTTGTGACCCGTTTCCAGCGTAACTGGGATCATCTGCGGGATATCATGGGCATCATGCGCCCCATCCGTATGCAGCCCGGCACCGTGCTGAAGAGCAAATATGCACAGGGCACCCTGCAGAGCGGCACCGTGGCAGAGGGCGAGGAGATCCCTTACAGCCAGTACACCGTCAAGGAGAAGGATTACGGCAAGATCACCATCGAGAAGTACGCCAAGGCCGTCTCCCTGGAAGCAATCCAGAACTATGGCTACGACGTCGCTGTGCAGAAGACCGACGACGAGTTCCTGTACGACCTGACCGCAAAGGTCACCGACAAGTTCTACAAGTACCTGAACACCGGTAGCCTGAAGGGCACGCCCAAGACCTTCCAGATGGCTCTGGCAATGGCAAAGGGCAGCGTGGAGAACAAGTTCAAGAACATGCACCGCACTGTCACCGGCGTGGTGGGCTTTGCAAACGTTCTGGATGTGGCCGAGTATCTGGGCACCGCAAACATCACCATCCAGAACCAGTACGGCTTCCAGTACATCAAGGACTTCATGGGCTACAACACTATCTTCCTGCTGTCCGACGGCGAGATCGCAAAGGGCAAGGTCATTGCCACCCCCGTGGACAACATCGTGATGTACTATGTTGACCCCTCCGACAGCGACTACGCAAAGGCCGGTCTGGTGTACACCACCGCAGGCGAGGCAAGCAACCTGATCGGCTTCCATACGCAGGGTAACTACACCACTGCCGTGTCCGAAAGCTTTGCCATCACCGGCGTGACCCTGTTTGCCGAGTATCTGGACGGCATCTCTGTCCAGACCATTACCCCGGGCGAATCGGTCTGACCTGCAAGGAGGTGACCCCGCATGACTGTGCCAGAACTGTGCGTTTACACACACAATTTTTTTGACCGGTACGATGCACCATTTACAGGGCGGTTCATCATTGGCACGGACTATATCTGGGATGCGATCAACTTCAACACGGACGTGCTTGCAGAGGATCCCGAAAACATCCTGTCCGGGCTTGCGCCGCACCAGTTCTACAAAATAGAGGGCTCTATCTTCAATGACGGAGTACATCAGGTGGGCGAGCCTCTGACCCCCGAAACCTTCACCGGCACGGTACAGCCTATGCGGGTTCCCAACGTGTTTGTGGAGCTTGCCAAGAAGATCACCGACTACGATGCAGCCACCCCCGGAGGTGGGCGCTATGTTTCCCAGTCCTTCAACGGATGGAGCGGCACAATGGCCACCGGCACGGACGGCTTGCCCGCAGACGGCTGCACCCGCTACCGCCGGGAGATCAACCAATGGAGGAAACTGTAATGCCTGTAAACGATTTCACCAAGTTCACCGTGATGGAGAATTTTACAAAAAAGTTCTGCTTCATGGAAAAAAAGCTGGTTTCGGATGGGCTGTTTGGCTCTACAACCACATGGGAGGACGGCATGGAGTTCCTTGCCATCGAGCGCCACGACCAGACCATTGAAGCGCAACAGGCAGAGCAGCAGGGCACGGCATCCACCTACTCCCTCTATGTGGATAAGGGCATCAAGCTGTCCCCCTTCGACCGCATCAAGCGGCTGGACGATGGGCAGACCTATGAGGTGACCACCGCGAGCAGCGACAAGATTTCTCCCTCCGAAAGCCAGATGAATCTTGCCGTTGTGCAGTGCAAAAAGGTGGTGCTTTCCTGATGGGCGCAGCAGAAGCCATTACCACGGCGCTGAACAGCTTTTTTACGCTGTTCGATGTTCCTGTATACCCGGAGGATTTCGTGCCGCAGGGCACTTCCCTGCCCTATATCACGGTGTTGCCTGTCATTCCCAAGGGGTTTGACGAGAGCAGCACCTTCCATGCGCGGCTGTGGTATCCGGTGGACGGCGGCAAGCTGCCCATCATCCGCAAAACAGATGAGATGCGCGCTGCCCTCGGGGATGGGCTTACCATCGAGTGCGAGGGCGGCGCAATTCTTTTGTGTGCAGGCAATCCGTGGGCGCAGTCTATGGACAACCCCCCGGAAAAATACCTGTGCACATACCTTACTTTTGACGTCACATCCTTCGTGGTGTGAGAAAGGATAACGCATGAACAAGATGTATCACGCCATTTCGGCAGATGCTTTCAAAAAGCTTCAGTTTCAGGCCGGCGCGCTGCTCAAGAAGTTCGACCCGGAGGGCACTACTCCCATTGCAGCGGAGGATATGATCTGCCTGACTTCCGGCGGCATCACCGTCAGCTGCAAGCCCAACACCATTGATCTGGGTGAGGATCTGGACGAAGTTCCAGAGAACACATACCAGCTCAAGCACATTACCAGCTGGGATTGCGGGATGTCTACCACCTGCATGACCGTGAGTGCCGACACCATCAAGCTGGAGTTGGGCGCTGCGGACGTGGAAACCAACAAGATCACCGTCCGCGAGGACTACAAAAACGAGGACTTCCAGGATATCTGGTGGCACGGCAATCTGATCGGAGGCGGCTATGCTGCTGTCAAGCTGATGAAGGCCGTGAGTGATGGCGGCCTTGAGCTGAAAACCACCAAGGACGGCAAGGGCAACATCAACCTGAGCCTGAAGGGACACTACGACATGACCGACACCAGCAAGGTGCCTATGGAGTTCTACGTCAAGGAGGCAGAGTAATGATTCTTACCATCAATCTTGACCCCGTGGAAGCCCTGCCCAAGCTGTATGATGCGGTGGACGGCATTACTCGCATGATCATGGACGCAAAGGACAACGTAGACAACCCAGAGACCAAAGCCGCCCGGGAGACCATCGTTGCCAACGCCATGAAGCTGCTGGGCGCAGAGCCTGCAAAAACCGCAGAGGGCAAGAAAAAGCTGACCCCGCGCGAGTTTGCGCTGGCTGCGCTGGACTTTATCAAGCCCCTGATGAAGCTTGACCCGCAGCGCACCATGAACGCCCTGCACCAGCTGTACACGCTGGAAAAGGGCGAGAAAGACACCCTGCCCAAGGCATTCACCGCGCTGACCAAGTCCGTGATGCAGGAGGATATGCAGGATTTTTTGTCATCGCTGGCCGACTTGAACGGCCTGAGTTTTGGCACTACCTCTGCCGAGCCGACATCCAGCATCTCCGCGCCTACGGAATAAAGTATTTCGTCTGGTTCGTCATCAGCGAGATGCGCGAACGCCACCGCACAAAAGCATACCAGCTGTATACGGCTGATATGCTTTTTCTTTGTGCTGTATCGCTGGGGCAGCAGGTGGAGCAGTCCTTCAGCGAGATCATGGCAGAGTATGACAAGCCGCTATCCCAGCGCCGACACGAAACAACGCTGGAAGAAGCGCAGGCGTGCTGGGAAAAGACGCTTGCAGACAGTAAAAAAGCCGCAGAGCAGAACGGAGGTGGTGAGACCTGAACATTTTCAATTTGATGGCCACTTTGGGGCTTGATACCTCCGAGTATGAGCAGGGCATCGAGCAGGCCCAAAAAGAGACGCAAAGCGCCGCAAACTCGCTGAACCGCAGCGCAAACACCGCCGGGAGCGGCGTTTCAGGCATGGCAAGCCAGTTTGCAGCAGCCAGCGCAAAAGCAACTGTCCTTGCAAATATGCTTACCTCGCTCGGAACAAAGGCGGTAAGCTTTGCAAAGGGCTTTGTGGAGATGGGCATTTCTTATAACGCCCAGATAGAAAAGTACACCACCGGCTTTACCAATATGTTGGGCAGCGCACAGGCCGCGCAGGAAGCCATGCAGGCCATTCAGGAGGACGCAGCCCGCACCCCGTTTGACGTGGCATCCCTGACGCAGGCAAATCAGCTGCTTATCAGCGCGGGAGAAAACGCCGCGTATTCCCGCAAGGTCATCAATGCACTGGGCGATGCTGTTTCTGCCACCGGCGGCGGTAACGCCGAACTATCCCGCATGGCTGCAAACCTGCAGCAGATCGCAAACGTGGGCAAAGCTGCAACGATAGACATCAAGCAGTTTGCCTATGCGGGCATCAATATCTATCAAATCTTGGCAGATTACACCGGCAAATCGGTGCAGGAAGTCCAGAGCATGACCATCAGCTACGACCTTCTTTCGCAGGCGCTCATAGCCGCAAGCGAGGAGGGCGGGCGCTACTATAACGCCATGGACACCCAGAGCCAGACCATGAACGGGCGTATATCCACTCTGAAGGATAACGTCAGCCAGCTGGCGGGTCTTTTGACTGGAAATCTTACAAGCGCTCTTGGTGGTGTTATTTCCAAACTGAACGAAATGGTTCTGGCGGCTCAAGACGCATACAAGCTCGATGGATGGAGCGGCCTTATCGGGGAAATAACAGGTCTTACCAGCGTTATAAACAAGGCCAAATCCGCTGCTGTTGGCCTGAAAGCTGTTTTTGATGCTTTGAAAAGCGGAGAAATTGGCATTTTCCATGGTGACTGGGATGCCGTTTATAAAAAGGCATTCAATTCAGACCAAGAAAGCAAAAAAATCCAAAAAGAAAGCAGAAAAAACTGGGACAATAACCATAGTGGCATGGTCTGGGACGAAAATGACGGATGGGTGCCCGCTAAAACAAGCGGAACATCTGGCAGCTCCATCGTTACAAGTCCTTCCGGCAAGACTGGCAAAACCCCCAAGACTGGCAAAACCCAAAAATCCACCTCCAATACCGAAACTGTCATATCTTCCGTGACGCACACCGCAACCACCACCGCACAGAACGCGCTGGGCGCTGTGACAACGAGCGTTGAGACACTGCAGGAGAAGGTCAAGGACGCAGCGGGCAAAATCAAAGACCGCGTGACCGAGACCACTACTGAGACCGGCAAAGAGATGGTCAACGGCGTTGCTACCACCTATACGCTTGTGACCAAGAAAGTTACGGACGCGAACGGCAAGATAAGCACCACGACCAAAAAGGTCTATGACGATATGTCCAAGACCCTGCTCGGCACCCTGACCACCATCGCAGAAAAAACCTTCAACGGCATCACCACAACAACGCAGCAGGCCGTGGAAACCTACGCGGACGGAAGCCAGCACATCAAGACAACCGCCACCGAGACCGGCGAGCGCATTGTGGACGGCGTGCGGCAGACCTACACCAAGGTCATCAGCTACGTTGACGGCGTGCAGGACAAGGTGACAGAGACCGCACAGAACATCGACAAGAGCATCAAGGCGACCCAAAAACGCATTGAAGAGAACCAGAGCAAGGCGCAGCAGCAGTTCAACAGCGGTATCTTCAAGCTTGGCAAAAACCTGTACACCGACCTCAAAAATCAGGACTGGGCGGCGCTTGGGCTGGATATCGTCAACATGATGTGGGGCGAGGTGTCACAGGAGCAGCGCGAAGTCCTGTCCGACTGGGCAAACAAGGCGCTGGAAGCCATCAACGAGGCTTATTCCGGCGGCGGTCTGAGCGAGGCATTCAATGCCTTTAAGCAGATCATGTCCAACGGCATCAAAGCAGATGCAAACGGCGTTACAACGGACGTTAAGGGCTTGAGCAATGTATTTCAAGAGCTTGGCATCAATGTTGACGACACAGGCAGTAAGATTATGGGTGTGCTGAACATCATTGGCTCCGGCATGGGAAGCTTTGCCCTCAACGCGGGCACGGATATTGCAAATCTTGCCGGGAGCATGGGCAGCCTTGGCACGATCGCAGAGGGCGCAGGCGGGCTGATCGCCAAGGTGGGCAGCCTGATCATGGCAAACCCGGAGGTTGCCGCGATCATCGCCATTGTGGCGGGCGTGGTGGCGCTGGGCGCTGCACTGTTTGCAAAGTTTGGCAAGAGCAGCAGCGGCGGGCAGGCTGTGAGCCACTACGAAAGCCCCTTTGCCGGGCATGACGTGTACGACAGCCTGACCGAGTTCTCTACCCGCGCAGCCATGCAGCACCGCTATATGGAAAAGACCACCGGCACGGATGCACAGCTTGGCATTTTGCAGCAGATCCGCGATATGCTGGACGAGCACCTGCCGGATATCGGCACCGGGCAGCTTGTCATGGACGGCGAGAAGGTGGCCGATATGCTCACACCGCGCCTTGCGACAAACATGGATACCAGCATGGGCGTGTATACCCTGCGGGCAGAAAGGGGTGTTTAAATGGCGATCCACAGCGCAAAGCTGGGCAATTACGACACCCTTGCAACGTGGGGGCTGTACATGATGGTGGGCAGCCCGAACATCGGCGAGCCCGAACCGGACGAGACCCTTGTGCAGATACCCGGCTCTGACATGCTGCTCAATCTTACTACCTCGCTGGACGGCAAGGTGCACTACAAAAAACGCACTATTACCATGGAGCTGCTGTGCACCGCGCCGAAAAAACTGTGGAAGGTACTGCAAAGCCGCCTGCACAATGCCCTTGATGGCAAGTGGCTGCAATGCGTGTTTGACGATGACCCCTCCTGGTACTGGGAGGGGCTCTGGCACGTCAAATTCGTGCCGGGGCGGCTCTCCGCTACTGTCACCATCACCGGCAGCTGCAATCCGTACAAGTACAACGTCTACGACGGCACACAGGATATCCGGTGGGACGACATCAACTTTGAAACGGACATTCTGCGAGACTACCGCAGCATTGCGCTGCCAGCCGATACGCCGGTGGATGTGGTCGTCTACGGCGCACCGCACACTGCGGCTGTCTACTTCCAGCGCGGCGAAAGCGTGGCAGATGTGTCGATACAGGTCAACAAGACCTATGCGGGCAGCCTTGCCAAAACGACCGAGTGGCAGTATCTGGAGGGGCTGGATATCCCGGACGGCGAAAACGTCACCCTGACCTTTACCGCCACCGCAGCAAGCAGCATCACCATCAAGTATCTGGGGGCAAGCTTATGAGTTACAAGATCTATGCAGGCACGCAGGTCGATGTGGACAGCTGGCAAAACCGGGTCTGCATCTATGCGCCCGGCTCTGCGCTTGAGACCAAAAAGCTGATAAGCCCCACCCTTACCCGGGAATTTGGCAAGGCCGGAAGTCTGGAATTTACTATCCCGCTGGGCAACGTGGCGCACAGCGCCCTGCAAAAGCTGAAAACGGTGGTATCCGTGGAACAGGACGACAAAGAGATCTGGCAAGGCCGGGTCATGAACCACGAGCAAGATTTTCTGCTGCGGCAGAAGGTGTACTGTGAGGGTGAGCTTGCCTATCTCAACGACACCGATGTACCACCCTACACCGCCAAGGATGTGACCATCCTGCAGTTTCTGGACTTTCTCTGCAAGAATCACACCAGCCTGACCGACAGCTATAAAAGCTTCCGCATCGGAAACGTCACGGTGGAGGAGCAAAAGCGGTATGTTCCGGTAGCCGAAAAGTGCTATCTGAAGCTGGACTATGCCGCCAGCAGCCCGGACGAGCATGGCGACTATTACCAGACATGGGATCTGTACTCCCAAAACGGGAACCGACTTGAAGAGAGTTTTTCCTACATTTTCTCCGACTATGAGGACGTGCAGACCCCACCAGCACAAAACTGGCCGCTGAACGAGATCGTAACCGGAAAGGAGTACCTTGCCTGGCGCACGGGAGACAACCAGTTTACCCTCCGCCGGAACGCGATCTCTCAGGGCAGCAAGACCTACGATTCAGATCAGACCATTGTTACCCCGTCCATCACTACGCCAATAGAAACCTATAAGTTCGACAGTACCATTAAAGTGGCCAAAAAGAACACCGAATCCACAACGTACAGCATCAAAACGGAAAAAGACGGCACGGTCAACGTGTACGTCAACGGGGAAAAGTCCGCAGACTACACCCCGCAGCTTGTGGAGGAGTTGCACGAGTTCGGCGACGGCAAGAACTACGGAAAAACGTGGGACATCCTGCAAAGAGAGCTTGTGGACGTGTACGGCGGCTATCTGGCAACCCGGCACGAAACGATTCATTATCCCCCCTTGTTCCCCGGTCTGAACAAGAGAGCACGCTATCTGGACTATGTACAGGACGCGACCGAGCGCAACGTGCAGGGCATCGCCTTCGGCACAAACATGCTTGACCTGACCAGCTATGTCAAGGCCGAGGACATCGTCACCCGGGTGATCGCCATCGGAAAGAAAAAAAGCGGCTGGTTTTTGTGGGAGACCACCAACACACTGACCGCTACTGCCAACGACGAGACCGCCCAGAAGCTGTACGGACTTATCACACGGTATCTGGTGCTGGACGGCACGGCCAACACCCAGCAGTCCCTGCAGGACGAGGCGGACATGGAGCTTGGCAAGCACTTACGCCTTGCGGACGGTATCACGGTGAAAGCCGTAGACCTGAAGGACGCGGGCGTGGACGTGGACAGGATCGCTTTCGGCAAACTGACCCACATTATTTCCGCGCCCCACGGCATTGATGTGTGGATCAACTGCAACAAGCTTGTAGAGCCACTAGACAAGCCCACCAAGAAGGAGTTTACCTTCGGCAAAAAGTTCTCAAGCATATCCGATCTGCAGGCGCTCAGCGCCCGCAAAGCAACCACCGCGTATGACCTGAGCCGAGCGCTAAAGGGCTACGCATCTGATGTGCAGTCTTATGCGCTGCAAACGATGGAGGCAGACAATGAAACCGTTTAAAGAAGTAATTGACGGCATCCGCAAAGCCGTCATGGCACACGAGGTGCGCGAGGATATCGCCCAAGGTCTGGAGTATGTGGAGCAGTTTGCAAACACGGCGGGCGAAAACATCCAGAAAGCCATCGACCCAACCCTCTCCCTCTCCGGCAAGGCTGCGGATGCAAAAGCGACTGGTGACGCGGTTGGCGCTGCTGAAAAAGATATAGGCGATTTATCAAATGCGTTAAAAATTGTAGTACCTATTGTTAGAAATGGCTCACTTGGAAATACCGGAAACGCAAATGCTGTTGGCATGAAATATTCTATGCCATGGGGGAACAGTGTGCGTGCAATCGTTACGATGACGAACTCACCATCCAATTGCGTAAAGTTTGGATGGGTATACCGTGCGTACAACGAAGAAAACATAGCGTCACAATCGCAACAAACGATTGATTTAGACCCATACCTTTTCACTACAGATAATCAACTTATCGTTGACGCGGTTGGCGATAAAGCTTTTGCAATAGGCGTATTTTGTTATGATTCCAACGGTGATTATATTCCGTTACGAGTAAATAATATTGGCACCGATTGTTTCAAAATTGAGTTAGTCGGCGAAGAACCGACAGCACTTGTACCATCTGTGCTAAACGGCTCCCTTGGCAATCCCAATAACGAGTTTTATGTCAGAGTTGGCGAAGTTATTCCTATCCCAAAGGATTTTGCTTATATTCAGTTTGGTTTTGACGATTATGGTTTGGGATTGGATTTTACTTTTGACGTGTGGACATACAATGAAACTGGCATTCCGGGAACAAAATATAGTTCTAGGATTCAAGAAATCAGTAATTTGAGTAAAAACTATGTCAGCAAATCGCAGATTAGTGCAGAAGCTAAAAGCTACTGTATTACCGTAACTGCAACTCGTAACGGAGAAAAGTATGCACTACGGAGCGAAAATATATTTGATTTTATTCGAATCAAATATATTCTGTATCCAGAGCCAGAAATCGCGAAAGTGAATACTAGAATTGGCGCTGCTGAAAAAGATATAGGCAATTTATCAAATGCGTTAGAGACAGATATCAAACAAATAAAGAAAAAATTGGCACAATCGAGGTTTGGAGATTGCGTATCATTACTGCACTTTAGTGATATTCACGCAGACAGAAACGCCCTAAAGCAAATATCGGAAGCTATTGATAATTACGATAGTAATATTGATGGTTCTATTTGTACTGGCGATATCGTCGCCAATAGTTACGGTTCTATATCGTCTTGGTGGAATAACAAAATAATGACGTGCATAGGCAATCACGATAGTGCATCTTATTCGTCAGGAACTTATGATTGGACGTATTTACCTATGAGCGAAAGGTCTGCATTGTACATTGAACCTTTTGAAGCGTTTTGGGGTGTCAACCACGAACAGGGAACTTCTTACTATTATAAGGATTTTACTAACAAGAAGGTGCGTCTAATAGTAATTGATACTATGCTTTATATGAGTGATTCAACCTCTAGTGAAGCGTCAGCTCAAACGGTCTGGTTACAAACACTTTTGAATACCGCTAAAGAAAATGGCTACCACGTAATTATTGCTACACACGCTCCAAATGGTTTGGCTAAATCTATGGAATGTAGTTTTAGCAAATATCACACAAGCGAAAGAGTTATGCCGATAGAAAAAGATTGCACTCTGCCAAACTCGATAGTTGATACAGTTAAGACTGCAATTGACGGTGGATTGCACTTCGTTGGCTATATATGCGGTCATACTCATCAAGACGATATTTGGGTCTGTGCTAGTGACAGCAGGCAACTTATGTACTGTATTGCAACGTCCAATGTGGAAAACATTAACCAATGGAAAAATACAGACCTTTGGCACGGCGAAAACTGCAATGCGTATAATTTGGTAACTATCAACACCTCCACAAAAACACTGTGTCTTATTCGTGGTGGTGGAGCAAATGCTGACAAATTCGTGCGCGAAAGAAAGATGATTTGTTTTGATTATGCAAATGCAAAACTAATTAGATAAAAAGGATGCTTTATTGACTATTCAACAACATAAAAAGAAAGGACTGATATCATGCTACCTATCATGGACGTTTCCCGCTGGCAAAAGCGCATCGACTGGAACAAGGTCAAGGCAAGCGGCCTTGTCTCTGGTGTGATGCTGCGGGCACTGGGCAACAGCGCAAAGGACAAGCCCAGCAAGCCCTACATCGACCCCACTTTTGAGCGCAACTACCGCGAGTGTCAGCGGTTGGGCATCCCCTGCGGCGTGTACTACTACTGCAAGGCGGTCAACACGGCAGAGGCTGACGCAGAGCTTGCCCTGCTGCGCAAAGTGCTTACCGGCAAGACGGTGCAGTTGCCCGTTGCGGCGGACATTGAGGATACCTATGTGCAAGCACCGCTCGACAAGCAGACCCTGACGGACATCGCCGCCCATGCGCTGGGCACGGTAGAGCGCTGGGGCTTTTACGCCATGCTGTACACCGGGCTGTACTTTGGCCGTGATAACTTGTACATGGGCGGGGCGGCGCTCAAGCCTTATGACGTGTGGCTGGCAGCATACCGCAGCAAGAAGCCTGAAACGGGCTGGCCGTTCGGCTTGTGGCAGTACACCAGCAAGGGCAAGATTCCCGGTGTTGTGGACGCAATACCGGGCAAGATTTCCGGCGTGGACTTGTCTGTGCCCTACAAAGACTACGCTAAAATCATCGCTAAGAAGGGTCTGACCCGTCTTCGGGAGGGCGCATGAGCGAAGCAATCATTGTGGCAATCATCACTGGTGGTCTGAGCCTGATCGGCGCAATCGTCTCCAACAACCGCACCGCACAGAGCATGGACGCCAAGCTGGACAAGCAACAGGCCGTCACCGAAACCAAGCTGGAAGAGCTGACCCGCGAAGTGCGGTCGCATAACAACTTTGCCCAGCGCATCCCGGTGCTGGAAGAGCAGATCAAGGTGGCAAACCACCGCATTGCAGACCTCGAAAAAGAGAAAGGAGAGTAACACATGGAAACCATCCTTAACACTATTCTCACCCCGCTGCCCGCGTGGCTGGCGCTTGCGCTCATCGTTGTGGGCGCTGTGTCGCTTGTGCTGGGGCTTATCCGTCTGGGCTACGGCGCAGCGGTCAGGACGCTGGTGCTTGACCTCATCGACCAAGCAGAGCGTGAGATTCAGGGCACCAAGCGCGGCGCAGAGCGCAAGGCTTGGTGTGTCAAAATGCTGCGCCACTATCTGAACAACAGCCGGTGGGGCAGGTTGATCAGCTGGGCTATCACCGAGGAGACCATGAGCAAGGTCATCCAATTTTTCTTTGACCGCATGAAAGCAGCATTGCAAAAGCAATAAGGAGACAAAAAAATGTTTCATTATCGCTACATCAAAGTCATTGCTGATTCCGAAAACATGAGTACGAAAGAAATCACTTCTGTTCTGCAAAAATACTTTGCAAAACAGAACGATGGTTTTTACCTCGAAATCGACTTGGATGATCATGCCGCTGATTTTGATGGTAGCGGAAAATGGCTCAAGCGGTTAGAAGGAAATATTTTGTGGCTAAATGGCGAATACGTTGCGCTCAGCGGTGTGCAACAAAACAACCCGGACGATAGCATTATCGTCAAAATTTCCGCAATTCGTTATCTCATTGTTCACAATAAGGAGTGATATCATGGCAAGCATTACATACGAGCATCCAGGTGGCTTTACCGAGATGTACGCCGCACAAGAGCAATTTCGCGACATCACGAAAATGGTCTGTGCACGTTTTCGTGGCCTCACGAAAACATACCATATCGGCAATGTCAACAAACTGGTGACGTTTTGTCACCGTTTTGCCAGCATTGGCAATATGGTGCGCAACGCCGGACAGCTGCCGCAGCCTTTCTGGCTCAGTGCTGCCCGTGGCAGCGGCTCGTGTAGTGCTGCCCGCTGCGCTGCAAGGGCTTGACCGGCAGAGGATAATCGCCGCCATCAAAAGCGCACCGCTTGGGAGGGTAGACCGTAAGATAGCCTTACTGCGGTACGTTGAGCGGCTCCCGC